GTAGGACAATACACCTCCTAAGTACACAGTTCTTAATTCCGGGTACTGCGGGTTAGGATTACATGCGTCGCCAACGCCGTTTTTAAACTGGTTGGCTTTTGGAACCAAGTCGGCGCAGGGAGGCGCTCCTGAAAACATGGCAGCGTGGCTGTTTCCTAGACAATATATCATTACGTCTCCTGTTTCTCTAAGTACAATTATACTGATAATAGATCAATTAATAAATCACTACAGACTCCTGCAGCAATATTAATTTCATCTTTGTTGTAATTTGCTAGTTCACTTTCAGGCATTACGCATATTGATCTGGATGTTATCTTACATCCTGGATATGTCCAAAGATAACCTAGGGACGTTAGAGTTACATCATCATCTTGATGCCAAAAACAGTGAATTGAATTGTCGTCAGACATTTTTTCTAATGCTTCAATATTTTTGGCATGGCACCAAAGTCTTGCATCTTTTAAAAAGCTGATATCAACTTCATATTGTGGACGATCATGTCCTAGATAAAACTTTTCATCTATAAACCATACATCTATCTCTGCATGGTACCCATTATCCAGTGCTTCTAGAACATGGTCGGGATGATTTTCTCTTTTTGGGTCAGCACCCATATAGTTTCCTCGATGTGCTATTAAAATCATCTTTGTCTATTACCACTCTTTATCTAGATAGTCTTTAATAATTTCAGACAAATCATTAGAATTTTCTATGGAAACTAGTTTCATAAATCCGGTTGAACTAGGAAGTACGCATCTTATAGAGGTAGAGGTGCTTTTTTTGTCTTTTCTAAGCAAAGACATGTAATTTTCTATATTTTCAGGCTTCATTTTATAGTCAGGAATGTTTTTTTTCAAGCTTTCTTTCATGCTTCTGTAATTAGACTCTCTTATCATTCCTAATCTAAAGGCTACATAGTTGGCTATATCCATTCCTCTTGTAACAGCTAGACCGTGCAAGACTTTGAATTCACTTATTACTTCTAGCGCATGCCCGAATGTGTGGCCATAATTGAAGACTCTTCTTTTGTTATCATCAAACTCGTCAATTTCCACCATTTTTTTCTTAATAAGAAGACTCTCCAAAATATGATTGGATAAAAGGCTTCTATCACTTAGAAGTTTATTATACTGCCTATTCAATAGATCAATATTTTTATTTCTATCAACAAAGTAATAGTGAAGTATTTCTCCAATCCCGCTTTTAATATCTTCTATAGATAGAGTATCCAAAAAATTAGAAAAACAGTATATTTCAGAAGGAGGAAAAAATGTACCTAGCAAGTTTTTTGTTGAAGAAAAATTAATAGATGTCTTGCTTCCTATGCAGCTGTCAGACTGAGCTAGTAGCGTTGTTGGAAAGAATATCCAGTCAACACCTCTGTATAGAATTGAAGAAGAGAAAGCGACAATGTCCTGAATAACTCCACCGCCGACAGCAACTAAGCGATGATCTTTTTTAAAACCTTTTTTTATTAGTTTGTCAATTAGATCACTACATTTTTCTAGAGTCTTGTTCTCTTCGCATGCCCTTATTACAAATATCTTATCATTGTCCCAGTAATTTTGAATATGTGGATACAGTCTATTGACATTTTCATCAATTACTAAAAAAGATTTATTAGAAGCCTTAAAAATAATGTCTTCTAATTTTTGACTATCTTTTTTTGAAAAAATATGAAGGTTATAATTTTTTCTGTAAGAATTAATTGTCAATTTTTTAGACACTAGTAAACCCTCCATCAACAGCAAGTGTTTGTCCTGTAATGTAAGAGTTATTCGGACTTGCTAGAAAAAGTATTGCTGAGGAAATTTCTTTAGTTTTGGCCATTCTTTTAACAGGAATTTGCAAGCAAAGTTTTTTCATCTCTTCTTCTGTTAAAGACTGTTTGGTCAGGTCAGTCAATGTAAAGCCAGGAGCGACGGCGTTAACTAGAATGTTATGCTCTGCTAATTCAGCTGATGCTGATACTGTTAGGCCGCGAAGCCCAAACTTACTAGAAGAGTAACTTACCCGCTTCTCTTTACCTAATAAGCCCCAAATAGAAGATACATTTACAATCCGCCCAAAATTTTGTGCCTTCATATTTTTACATACTGTCTTTATTATTTTGTACGGAACCGTTAGATTGACTTCCATTACATCACTCCAGTCTTTTTCTAGAATGCTGCATGTCGGACTTATTCTGTTGATTCCGGCATTGTTAATACATACATCAATCTTTTCTTCTTCTAAAAACAAGATCATCTTGTCAACAGAGTTTTTATCTAAAAAGTCACAAGGAAAAAACTTAATACTTTTATCTGACCATTCTGGTTTTTTAGTTCCTGTGATGATTACATCTGCTTTAGCAGCAGATAAATCTTTGGCCACTTGCTTTCCAATACCTCTGGTTCCTCCAGTTACTAAAACTTTTAATCCTGAGAAGTCTATTATCATGTTCTTAGAGGCGAACCTTTCATTCTATTTTTTTCACCTCTTATAGATGGGCATTTATTATCTGTTTGATGAATTAGGTCATAAAACATAATCATACACATCACTTCAACAGTGTGAAAATATTGGCACTCAAAACTCATTTCTTTAATATTCGTATTTAAAGATTCTGACTTTTGTCCTGATATCATAAAAGTATCAATATCTCTGCTATCTGACCAGTGCAAAGCATTTATAACATTTGAAGAGTTTCCAGAGCATGACATGCCAATCACTAGGCAATCTTTTGGATCTTCTACCAAAGCGATTGTCTCTAACCATCTGACAAATAGGTGTTCAAATCCATGATCATTTGCATTGGACGTGATAAACCCGACGCTATCAAATGAGTAAACAGACTTATTAGTGATTAGTCTCGACATATCTGTAGCCATATGACTAGCTACATAGTGTAGACCTCCATTTCCTAATAAGAATATCTTTTTTGCACGATTGACTTTTTTTACAAGCTGATTGTATTCAGAAGAGTCTACGGCTTCTTTGCACCTTTTTTCAATGTTTTCAAAATCTATTTTCATATTGCCTCCCTAACCAGGCTCATTGCGTGAGATATCTCAGACTCTGTTACAGACAAGCTTGGTCGCATCCGTACTGACTTTTCACCCGTAGGATTACAAATCATACCAATATTACTTAAGTCTCTTACAAATGTATCTCTAGTCTTTCTATCTTTTAAGTCAAACCCTATAAGCAAGCCTGCAGATCTAGGGTTTATTATTCCTGGAATTTGTAAAATGTGACTCATTATTTGCTGTTCTCTGTTTCTTACATTAGATAGTAGATCATCATGATTAATTACGCGAATAATATTTTTACACCTAACCATGTCAATAATATCACCATCAAAAGTAATACAAAGTCTTCCGGCTTCATTGCTATTGAATATTTGATCAAATCCTTCTTTAACAAAAAATCCTGAAACTTGTGACTTCTTTCCAAAGACAACAATATCTGGGCTCCATGATAATTTTTGAAAGAACCACACATTTCCTGTCGCGCAAAATCCAGTCTGAACTTCATCAAATATTAACGGTATCTTGTGCTGACTAGTTATCTGCCTGATGTTGTCTAAATCTTCTAATGATATGTGTTTATCACCAGAAGTGCACTGAATAGGTTCTAAAATTACAGCGCCTACTTTAAGGCCTGACTCAATTATATCTTTTAGATGACTTACAGAATTAGCTTTTGGCCAATTCATGTCCGGATAACCGTTTAGTCTTTTGCCGGCAGGGCCAACTCTATCTGTTGTAAAATTTCCATATGAAGTTATTCCGTGAAATGATTTTTTAAAAGAAATAATCGGTAAGTCTCCACGAAGACCCTTAGATAGCATATGGTAAAGTGCTGTCTTGATAGCACCTTCTACTGCTAGACCTCCTGTGCACGCAAAATGAACACCTGTGTACTGCTCTGGAATCGCAAAATTAGAAAAGTCTTCAACAAAAGATTCATATATTTCTGTGGACATTTCACAATTGCATACTTTAACAGTCGCGGCTTTAATAACTTCTTTTTTAAATTCTGCTGTGCTAAAAGAAGGGTGATTGTATCCTAGGGCTTGAGAAGAATACATTCCAAAAAAGTCTAAATACTCTCTACCTGTGTTATCATCATAAACATAGCTTCCGGAACTCTTGTCTAAATTTACTTTTATTCCATGGAAGCTAATGTCTGAAGTTTTAATTTTCTTCTGACGTATCATAAGAGTGCTTTACATCCTCTCTACTTACTGCTAGTCTTATGGCCGGCTTATCTCCTACAGCAGTTATTTTATGCCAAGAATTTTTAGGTATGAAAATAATATCATCTTTTTTGACTCGATGTATCTTGCTTTCAATTTCAAAATCCCACTCTCCGTCTACAATATACCACCATTCATTCCAGCTAGGATGGTAATGTTTTCGATTGCCTTCGCCAGGCAACTGTGATATTAAACAGCAGCTATTATTTTCTGTGTTTACAATTCTTCTTATCCAAGAAGACTCTGAGGCGTTTTCAATTATCTCTCTCGCATTGACAATTGTCTTATTCTCTGATACGAAGTCTCTCTCCTGAACACCGTCTTTGTCTAGAATTTCAGGAACGTGAACTTCATGCCTTATAAAAGCGTGTTTCTCAGGAACATAGTAAGTGGGTTCTGGCTTTTTCTTAAGAGATAAAGATGAATGAATGGCCTCTGCTAGCTGAAAGTCTTCGTTGGTATCAACATCGACAGTAGAATATCCTTTTAGGGCGTAGTATCCAATTTTTCCATCCCCTCCATGATATCCTGAGTCGTATTTTTTCATATTACTAATAAACTTTTGAGAATTCCAGGCCATCATTCCGCATGCGTATGCATAGATCGGTTCTAGATCCTGAGATGGTGGAGACTTCTTTTTCTGATTAAAGTTTATAGGCTTGTCTAAGTGTACACATTCTATCTGTTCTGATTTTACAGAGACTAGAGTATCTAATAATTCACTCTCCATTCTTTTGACAAAAAGATTTATGTCTTCACACGAAAGAAAAGGTGAGGTGGCAAGAAATTGATATAGAACATCACATTTAGTTGCCTCGATAAAATCTAAAGCAAACTCATCATTGGTGGCTTCATCAGATGATAGTCTTTCAGACCTATGGTAAAAATTTACACCTCTAGAGTCTGCAATTGTTTTAAAGATTAAAGACTCAGAATTAATATAAATGTCTTTTTTGCTAAAAGCTTTTGACTTAATTAAAGTGTCCAAAACATAACAGACTAAGGGTTTTCCATCTATCATTCTTAAATTTTTATTTGGAACTCTTTTACTACCTAATCTAGCAGGTATCATTGCAATTTTTTTCATGATGCTTCCTTTAAGCTTTTAAATAAGTCTTCATACTTTTTGTATTCTACTTCCGGAAAAGCATTTGCTGGGTCTGCGTTGTAAAGCTTCACCCCTTTCTTTTTTAGTATCGGCAATACATGTGTGAATTCTATATGTCTACTTCCAGGACGAGAGTCATAAAAATGACATCGACTTCTATCAGTTCCAATCATGTAAATTTCTTTACAGCCTAAAAAAACAGCAGTTGGAATTGCAAGAGCGTCCATTGAGGAGCAACCATAGCCTGATATGGTTTTTAAATAAGGATCCATGTAGTACTCGTCCAACCGTGTCATTATTATTTTATCTTTTTGATTGGGTGGATCTCTTACAAAGAATGTTTGATAGGCACCGGACTTTTCTTCATGTCGAACCGGGTGAATGTCATATTCGTCAGGTAGTTTGTCATAGAATCTGTCACTGCATGTTGAGCCTCTTCCTTCTTTACACATTCCAGAGAGATCGTCGTGCTTTTTTGTTCCTCTCATATTGCACCCTGTATTGACAACATAGTGCCTCCCTAACATTCTTTTATCCCATATTGTGTTCCAATTTCCTTCTAGTTGTATTGTGTCAGCGATCACGATGTAGTTTGGAGTGACATCTTCTTTTCTTAAAATAGTGTTCATCCCAATTGTTATTTCATCTTCTAAAAAAGAAAGATCTAAGTCATTTAAACCAGGGCCTGTGCCTAGGATAAAGCATCGCTCTCCTTTGTGGATGTTCTTTTTTATTCTTTTGATCGCCATTTACTTTTTAACCTTACTCCATTTCATCTAAGAATTTTTTGTCTTTAAGCCACATGCTTCTATATGTCTCTCTTTCAGAAGAGTGATATTCATTAATTTGCTCTTCAGACAAATTGTCTAAGTGTGACATTACATCTTCACCTAAAACTTGCCTAGTTCTTCGATCATTTTTTCCTGGGCGTAAAAGAAAAACACTAGAGTGTGTATTTAAGCTAAAATTGTATTTTATAGATGCCCTTAGAGACCACTCACAGTCTTCAGCTTCAGCTTGCATTATTCTCTCGTCAAGTGGCACATCTAGCATTACACTCTTTTTTGCAATCCAATAGTAACCTGGTATATACTGAATCTTTGAATATTTTGTTGCATCATCCGGGAGAACATACTCATTTCTTTTGTTGATGTTTCCCAGTAGTGACTTTCTATGCTCTTCAAAAAACGGATTTAGAATCCATGTATTATTTTTTGAGTTGTCCATATTGTAAGCTTTTGTTGTGCATATGTGAAAGTCTTCTCCAAACTTTAAAAAACCTGGATACCAATCCTCATTTAAGCAGACATAGTTGTGCATATAAACTATGTTTTCGTACTTTGCCTCTTTAGTCAAAATATTCTTTTTCTTTGTTAACCACTTTCCAGACATTTGGCTGTCGTCAAAGTCTAGGCATCTTATGTCATCTCCCTCAAAAGACATGTTAACTTTTGAAGAGTCGCCTAAAATTAAGATTTCATAGTTTTTTATACTTTGTGACCTTATTGAATCAATGACTTCTTGTATTTTTGGTTTTTTGTTTGGGTTTGATGCACCCATACTTTGACCATGACATATAGCAAAAGTAAAGTCAATATCACTCATTCTAGTCTCTTCCTATTGTTTTATTCATTCTGGTCATATGCCTTCCTCCATCAAATGTTGCTGTCTTCCAAATCTTGATCATTTTGTCAAGCATTTTTATATTGACATATTTTTCCGGGATGGAGAAAAAGTTTGCACAATTATGTCTAATGGCATATTCAGCAGTGTATTCATCGAATACCAACGCAGATCGAGCACCTGGAAGATGATTTGCCAATATATTAATTCCTTGTCCAGTTCTACAAAAACCTAAAACAAAGTCGCATGTTTTTTCACTTATTGCTCTAACAGCCTGTATGGCATACTCATTATAATCACAATCTTTGTTGACATGAGTTCCAAAGTCTATGTAATTTACTTCGTTTTCTTCTAGAAGTTTTCTAGCTTTTTCCTTAAGAGAAAAGCCGGAGTGATCGCAACACAGGCCTACCGGCTTATCACCAAATCGTGGTGTCACGTGGTCAACAAAAAACTCAAGCTCCATAGGTGTACCCAGCACATGCATTTTTTGTGTCTGATGAATTCCTACTTTTAAGCCATCGTTGATTAGAAAATTAAACATTGGACAAATATAGAATTCATTTTTTACCCGTATGTCTTCTTCAATAAGACGATCAGCATAGTCTACAAACATCTTTCCAGTCTTGTAATAGTATACTCCAACAGCTGCATTTTGACTTATGACTTCTTTTTCAGCAGTCCTTACTGCATAACCATCCGGACCTAGCTCAACATAGCTATGTGCAGAGCTATTAGCTTTGAATGTCAACAAAAATCCATCCAAATTTGAAGAAACAGAAGATGGATCAAATGTAGGTTGAAAGTAGACATCAGGAGTGTAAATAATAAGTGGTAAGTCGTTATTAATATGCTCTCTAGCTAAAAGACATGTTTCTACAGAACCTCTAGTCACTCTGTCCACAATTACAATTTTTATTTGATTTCCAAATTTTTGACGAAGAATATCATCAATTCCAAAGTTGTGAACATGGTCTAGACGGACAGCAAAAATAAGATTACATTCTGATGTTTCAATAGATTCTAATGCCCAGTCAATTATGTGCTTGTCTTTTGCCATAATAAGAGGCTTTGGCATAGTATAGCCCTCATTAATAAATCTTTGTGCTTTTCCTGCAATTGGGAGAAGTAAATTAAATTTCTTAGTCATTATTGTTTCTCTCTGTTGACTAGTGTGGTTGTCGCAGCTTTCATCGCAAGACGAGCTGATTCAATTATACCTAAAGATTGATAATTTTTTAGGAAATAAGCTGCATATAGATCACCTGCGCCGTTGACGTCAGACAAGGCTAGAGGGATCATACTCTCTAGATGTATTGTTTTTCTATTCTTTACAATTTCAAAGCCAAACTCATCGTGAAAAATGATAGGTGTTTTTACGCAAAGGTCTTTATAAAGAATTTTTCTGTGTCTAGAGTCAAAAATTACCTTAGACATATTCATAATATCCACATAAAAGGATCTGTCAGAATCTGTACAAAAGTCTAGACTGAATGGCTGTTTTATCTGTGTTACTTTTGAAAAGTCTTCTAAATCATCTAAATAACATACATGAATCCAGTCAAATTCTCTGTTAATAAAGCTAATATCTTGTAAAGAAATATTTGATGGCTTAGAGTCTATGACAAATGAAGATCTTGTACTTTTTTTTGTGTCACAGACAATATAGGCTATTTTTACACCTCTAGTTATGCATTCTAGATGTACATCTTTTATGTCTGAATCTAAAAAGTTAAAACATCCACCTAGCTTTTCTTTTATGCTAGTGCAATTATTTGTCTCTCCTAGTACAACATTATTTACATGTAAAATAGTGTCTACATATTTCTTACCTAGAAGTCCTATCTTAAACATGTTTTCCTAATGCTTGTCTAAAATGTCTCTTTTTTATCTAGCGCTTCGATATCTTCCATTGTTGCATCATCCACTAAACCTCGACTAAGTAATTCTGAAACTAGACACATAACGACATTGTCACCTGCCTTGACAGGCAGTACATTTTTGTCGCCGCATATATTTTTAATATCGTGACAGGCGTCTACAGGACAAAATGCATGTCCTACTATTTTCATAATACTTTTATCAAACAAATCATCGCCAACATATAACATTTTTGACACTGGAGTTTTGTATTTTTTTATTAGCTGAGGAATAAATTCTGACTTGTCTTTGCCTCTTGCAGAATAAAAATCTATATTTCTATTCTCTGACATGGCTTTATTGACCCTTTCGTCTCCTGACAAAAAACAAACTTTTACTCCAGCAGCTCTTAGTCTTTTTATTGCAGTAAAGTCTTTATCACAGTAGGTTTTTGCAAATGGAATTCCATCTAGGCCATAATACTTCTTTCCATCTGTCATTACTCCATCAATATCTAATATTACCAAGCCTATCATTATTTCCTCGTAACGTGCAAATTTTATGAAGTTGCGCCGTCGATTTCTAGCCAGTCATGATTTTGACGAACTTCCATATTTTTTTCCCAAACAGCTTGCATCACAATAGGATTAACATCTGCCTCTTTAAGCGCACATATAAATGCATTTAAGTCTTTTGGAAAGCATTTTCCTCCAAAGCCTAGGCTTCCATCATGTCCTGGAACTTCTAAGTGAGAGTTTCCAATTCTTCCATCGGAAACAAATCCTTCCATAGCACTGTTCCAATTAACTCCCATGGCTGTAGCAGCTTGAAGCATTTCATTCATAAATGATATCTTAGTTGAGAAAAAACAGTTAGCCATGTACTTTATAAACTGTGCTGTTGTCACATCCGTCTTTATTATTTTTTTAAATGGAAATCTTTCTCTAAAAGCCTTTTCAACTTTGTCGACACTCTCTTTATCTCCGCCCAAAACTATTCTAGAAGCGTTTATAAAGTCTAGAATTGCGGCGCGCTCTGTAAGAAATTCAGGACTAAAGACTATGTTTAAATTAGAATATTCTTCTATGTATTTTTCTACAGTTCCTGGGACTACAGTGGATTTTATTACCAAAACATTGTCAGTTCTTCTATTTACTTTGCTAATGTCTTCAACTGCAGCGTCCATTATACTTAAGTCAATTTTGCCGGAAGAAAGTCTCATGGGCGTCGGGACACTAAGAAATATTACATCTGATTTATTTACAGTTTCTTCAAAAGAATGTGTAGATCTACTTGGATTAATGTCAAATATCTTTACATTAGAATGAAGTGCAAATCCGGAAGCAATTGCGGATCCTACAAAACCATTCCCTACTATTCCTATATTTAGTTCATCTATACTACTAGTGACGCTCATTAATTTTTCCTTTTCTCTAAAAGAATCTTGTATTCTGGGAAATACAGGTAGTCAATATCAGTCCTTAAGAAACAATCAATTGCATGCATTGGAGTCTCACATATAGGCTCTCTATCATTAAAGCTAGTATTTAGTACTATTGGCACGCCACTTAGCTTGTAGAATTCATTAATTAATTTATAATAAGACTTATTTTGACTTTTGTTGACAGACTGAATTCTTGCAGTTCCGTCAAAGTGTTCTATCGCACTGGCCTCGCCTAGTTTTTCTTTTCTAATATCAAAAACAAAGCCCATATAAGGAGAAGGGAAAAAATTATCGAACCATTCTTCTCCATGCTCTTCTAAAATAGAGGGAGCAAAAGGTCTGTACCACTGTCTGTGCTTGACTTTTTGATTAATAAGATCTTTCATCCCTTTTATTGTCGGGTCTGCTAATATACTTCTATTGCCTAGTGCTCTTCTACCTGACTCGCTTCTACCCTGAAAGACACTTACTATTTTGCCTTCGCGGAGGAGCTTGGCGCACTTTTTAACAGAGACATTCTTTTCTGTTTTTAAGATTTTATCTCTCTGTTTTATTGCATCTTGAACATCATCCATACTATAAGTTTCTCCTAAGTACGGGCTTACAAACTCTTTGGTCATAGGATTTCTTAAAACAGAGTGCCAGTGATATTGACATGCGCCTATATTAAGTCCTCCATCATAAGGTACAGGCGGAACAAAAACATTATCTAAATTCCATCGACTTAAGTTTTTACTAATATTTCCTGTTGAAACAGAATTTAAACTTACGCCTCCAGCTAAACATAAATTTTTTGTATTAAGATTGTTGTCGTTACAAATCTTGACTAACTGTTCTATAATGTCATACATTACATTTTCAGTTACTTTTTGAAGACTGGCTGCCAAATTAAACTTTTCTTTTTCGTCTTCAGCTATTTTTCTAAATTTATCTAGATAAGGGTGATAAACTTCTTCTTCTGGAGGCACATGTACTCCCCTTTTATAGCCAGGCGGTGTGTATCTTATCCACTGAAAATCTTTTTGCAACATTTGAAGAATGTCATTGTAGTATTTTTCAGGCTCTCCAATTGCTGCCATTGCCATAACTGATCCTGCTTGACATCCTCTAGGATAACCTGCAGAAAGCTTAAATACAAATCTTGTAAGCCTTGTCCACAAGTTACCCAGGCTAAAAAGTTCTTCTGGTAGAGCTAATATTCGCTTTAAGTCTAAGCCATTGCAGTAATAAGCTGTCGTAGAATATCCTCTTCCGTCGGGATCTAGACCAGCACTATCAACAGTCAAGACAATAGCATCATCGTACCCAGAAGAAAAGTATGCATGTGCAGCGTGGCACAAGTGATGTGAGTAAAAAGATATCTTTTCTTTTGCAAGTTTGTCATGAGTGTCGTATGTGTTTTTACCACCTTTTTCTAAGTTTGTATTTGGGCAAGGAGAAACCCAATGATCAATATCTTCCATAGAGAGGTTGTTAGCTTTTAAGTACACTTTGCTGAGATAGTCTAAACTGTCACCGCCGCTTTCTTTTTCTCGAGAGTATCTCTCAAATTCAACATGTTCTGTGACAACTCCGTCTTCTAACACACAATATCCGCCGTCATGCCAGTTATACAAGCCAACCACTTTGGAAGATTTATTTTTATTACTCATCAAACGCTCTCCTTGCTAGTAATATTGTAGATGCAGCTGGATATAAGTTTAAGCCTGATGCGGTGTGGACTACTAATTAGTCACCACGTTGGACTCTATGAGAATCACTATCAAAGTGTTGTGTCGAGAACTCAAACATTTCTGTGTCTTCTAAAGCTATTACTTGGTGCCTTAATCCTCGATAGACATGAAAATTATCACCTTTTGAAAGTATAATTTCTTTTGCCTGACTTAGATTGTCATCATCAGAATATTTTACTAAAACTTTGCCTGTTTGAATATAGAAAACTTCATCTTTGAGTTTATGATAGTGCCAAGAGCATCTTTTATCTTTGACAAAGTAAAGCAGCTTTCCACAGTATTCTTTGTTATTAACAATCCACTTTTCAAAGCCCCAACCTTTAGGGACAAATTTTATATCAATTTTTGGCATCTTTTATTTTTTTATTTAAATTTTCAATATCATATTTTACCATGATCTCTACTAATTCTTTAAAGTTAACTCTAGGTTTCCAACCAAAATCTTTATTTGCTTTTTCATAGTCTCCTCTGAGTACATCAACTTCAGCCGGGCGCATAAACCTAGGATCTTGCTTAATATATCCTGACCAGTCTTCTACACCTATATGAGAAAAAGCCGCGTCTAAAAAGTCTCTAATTGAATGAGTTTCCCCGGTGGCTATGACATAGTCGTCAGGAGAATCTTGCTGCATCATCATCCACATTGCTTCAACATAATCAACTGCATAGCCCCAGTCTCTTTTTGATTCTAAATTTCCTAATGTAATTTCATCAGAAAGACCTAAATGAATTCTTGCAACTCCTTCAGATATTTTTCTAGTAACAAACTCCAGACCTCTTCTTTCAGACTCATGATTAAAAAGAATGCCAGATGTTGTATACATTCCGTAGGACTCCCTGTAGTTCTTGGTTATCCAGTGGCCATATAGTTTTGATACACCATAAGGACTTCTAGGGTAAAAAGGAGTGTTCTCGTTTGCAGGATTTTCTACCATCCTCCCAAACATCTCTGAAGAACTTGCTTGATAGAATTTAATGTTCTTATTAAACTCTCTAATTGCTTCAAGCATTCTAAGAACGCCTAAGCCTGTGACATCGGACGTATACTCAGGAATTGACCATGATTTGCCTACAAAAGACTGAGATGCTAGATTGTATATCTCATCCGGGTTGCTGTCCTTAAGTGCGCGCACCAAAGAATTTTGATCAGTCAAGTCTCCTGTAATAAATTTTATCTTTCCTTCTAGATGCAATGTATTTGTTCTATTTTTTACAGAAGATCTTCGTTCTAAGCCAAATACTTCATACCCTTTATCAAGTAGAAAGTCTGCTAAGTGTGATCCGTCCATGCCATTGACACCGGTAATAAGAGCTCTTTTTTTATTCATGAAATACATCCTTGAAGCATTTTTTCATAGTTTGCAGCATGATTAATAATACTGAACTTCTGTACATTTTTATAATTTGTTGCTACATCGTCTTTAGAAGGATAATATATTTTATTTTCCATGTCGATAATGCATGCGCTGGAAAGTACTTGTGATGCAGTTCCTACATTAGTTGAAACTATTGGAACATTCATAGCCGCTGCTTCATACAAAGCTTGAGGTCCTCCTTCGTGTCTAGACCCTACAACATATAGATCACATGCATTATACATTTTTCTAATTGTATCAATAGGAGCTTTTTCCATCATTGTATATGGAATTCCGGCAGTATTGAGTCTATCAATAACATACTCTCTTCTCCAACCTCCTAGGAGAACATGTAAATCTTTTCTATCTAGACGCTCCAAGTAATTGCAAAAAACATCTGGTCCTTTCTCAAGCTTAGGACTTCTAGTTCCTCCTTCTGTGTCTCTTTGAAAAGAGCCTACAATAAATTTGTCATTAGAAAGACCTAGCATTTCTCTACATTCTAATTTATCTTCCGGATACCAAACATTCGGGTCAAACCAGTAGCCAATCACATATACTGGTTTAGTTGTCATACTTCTAATAAAATCGCATGTGAATTTGTTAGGAACATGATAGGCGTCAACAAACTGGTCTCTGTAAAGAAAAACTTTCTTTTCATTTTCTCCAAACTTTTCAGGGACAATGTGATGCTCAGTTAACACAACTTTTTTATTCTTCAAAAGCATTGGGTTTATATGATTCCAGCACCAACCAGCTTGAAGCCATAATATATCAGCTTCCATAATATTTTCTGTACAAGTGTGGCCCATGTAACTGTACCACTCTTTTACTATTCTATCACATATCCAATTCTCTTGAGGCGCTAAAACAAAGACTTTCATTTAGTTTGTTCCTCCTAAAACTCTGATGTACTTCTGAGCTACTTTCTTTATGTCCAGGTATGAATTATCAATTTCAAGTTTTGGAAGCTCTAGAGATGGCACAGTAAGCTCATATGGTCTATCATAATCAGCTAGCTCAAAATTGTATGGATTGTTTTCTTTTATTACTACTCCGTTGTTTCTTACAATTTCTTTTGTCCCTCCGGAGTCGTTACAAATTACTGGACAATTTTGAGAAAGCGCTTCAACAACAACATTAGGGCAGTGATCGAGCCATGCCAAGTGTATCATCCAGTCAGCAGCTGAGTACATTTCCAAACATGAAGAGTGAGGTATTGAACCTGTATAAAAAACGTCATCATGGCTGACAGGGCAATCCGGGGTGCTTCCCATAACTACTAGACAAGAACTAGGGTACTTTTCTTTTAGTTTGAAGAAAAGCTCCATATTTTCTTTTAGTCGCTTTTGCCTGTGCCAATTTGCTGAGCAAACAAACATGTACTTATAAGCTCTTCTAATTGTGTCTATCGATGGCTCAGTTACTTCTGTTTTTTTAATTTCTATGCCATTGTGTATTACAGAGCCTGGGCGGCTGCCCCAGTGATGACATGTCATTTGTTTGTCAAAATTTGATTGCCATACTACGTGATCACTATTTTCATATGACCATCTTATTAGTTTATTGTGTGTATGAAACTGATCGGGTTTGAACCAAATACCGTCCAGGCGATGAACTATTCTGGACCCCTCTCTAGGTTTACTAGATGGCTCTATGAATATTAAAAAAGAGTCGTAGGCATCGCTTTCTCCTACAATTTTATGCCCCATTAAAGTAAGTTGATTTGCTAACCTAGAAGCAAAAGAGTTTGGTCCACTATTTGATGAAAAATTCACATTAGAAAAATGAACTAGCATATTAATATATTACTCGTATGTTGAGTCTATCTCTATAGGAGATGCAGAACCTGGATTTTTCATGGGACTTCCTTTTTGACAAAGGATAGTAACTCTTTCTGGATTAGAAATATCACTATAATCGTCTGAGGTTTCTAATACGTTCCATCCGGATATTTCAAGCATTGACATACATGCTAGTTTTGTAGGAAAGAATATTGGTGTAACCGCCCCTCGATACAAATCAGAATATGGTTGATAGTGAATTTCAATTAAATTTTTGTCTTTTAAGTCTTTATTTCTGCTAGTACAAGACTCAAAAATTACATAGGCATCTTCTGACGCTAAGTCATGCAGCTTTTTAAGATGACCCATCTGATCAATGTTGTGATATAGCACTCCACAATAAAATAAGAGATCATATTTTTCTTTACTTGAAAAACGACCAAAGTCTTGATACAACATTTCAAAGTCTTCTGTTTCAATATGTGGAACCCAAGTCCTGTTGTATCGAAGAAATGTTTCATTGTGTCTTAGCTTACCAGGTGATTCCACACATGTGATGCTTTTAGGCTTATGACAGTCTATAAGTAAAGTGTGTATTCCGTGTTTTGGGCCTACTTCTAAATACCTACATTCACTACAATCTAATTCAGTGTTAGCTAAAGCTCTCTGCGCAAATATCCATGTAGCTCCGCCTTCGTACTGAAGTGTTTTTTCTATTGTTCCATCAGGAAGAGGGGGCATAAAATTGTCTTTTTTAAACTTCATAAATAATTCCTTCTTTTTTCTAGGACAAAAAGCCTCTGGCTCTAAGATACTCGCCTTCTGATTTTTGAAACTTTGCGTCGTCAGATTGAAATGTTTCTGGTTTCACGTCTATCGTATAGTGATATGCAACTATAGGTTCAAAGTGCCATTTTTTAGAATTGTGAAGAACTGGCAAGTAAACAGCCTGATCGCCGATTCTTTTAAAGTATTCGCCGTCTTTATTTCTAAAGTTTTCATCTTTTACGTTAGACACTAGGCTTTTTCTAAAGGTCTTAAGATGAGAGCTTACCCATGGGTGCTTATAGACATCAGCACCTTCAGGTAATTCACTAGAAATATTATAGTTTTGAAAACCCCACCTGTGTGCTGTCCACAGTGCATCAATATCCATTGTGGCATATCTGTGATTAATTATTGTCAAGACGTCTAGGTCACAAAGCCAATCATCGCCATCTAGACGACAGACAATATCATCTTCCTCACATTCTTTAAGTGCCTCTAAGATATTTCTTACTTCCCACATTTTTTCTGTATTGACTGTCAAAGAAACTTTTTCTTGAATATTCATATGAGACGAAAATGCCTTAATAATTTCAGGTGTGCCATCAGTTGACATGTCATCTCTGATAACCATCTTCCAGTTTCCATGGGTTTGTGCGATGACTGAAAGCATCATTTGCACAATTGTATCTTTGGCATTGAAGCATGGAATAATAAAAACAAATCTATTGTTATTTGTCATAATTTTCCTATTATTTTCTGGTGAGCACTGCCATTCCGTAATTGATGTCACTAGTGAGTTTTCTATCATCCAAAAAGATTCTTCGATCAGTAATAATAAGCTCCTTCTCGTATCCTTCGATATAGTCCACAACGCTAGCTACTTCAATATCTTTTTGATTAACATCTGGCATGTGATAATCATCAAAAACTATGGCATGCTCGAATCTATTTTCACTATAATTCCAGTCAGATTTGACAGTTTCATATCTATGATCGCCATCTAAGAAAATAATTCCGTATTTTTCTTCAGCTTGATTTGCAAAAAAAGCATTAGATGTTTCTTTGACAAAATTAATTCTTGGAAACCAGACTTGAGGATAGGACTGACTAAGTCTTTTAATATGATCTTCATTTAAATTAGGGTCTACAGTTGTAACTGTCCCTTTTTCATTCTCGTGCATGGCCATGGCTATGCAAAGTGTACCATATCCTCTGCCAAATCCTATCTCTAGAACTGTCTCAGGTTTGTAGTGTCTAACTAATGCATAGAGTAAGAGACCTCTTTCATAATTCGGTCTAAAAAAGCATCCAGCAGTTCTGTAAAGTTCACTAGATGGATCTCTATTTTTTCTTGCTGTATACTCTCCGATCTGGTCAAAATTTCCTAGTGAAAGATTTTTTCCGACCTCAAAGCCTAGTTGTTTTAATTTATCTACGACTTCTACTCTCTTAATATTTCCTGTTTTTTGTGGCACATCTATTTGTTTTACCTGATCAAAGGGAGAACCAAAAGTCTTGTCAGTAAAATTAAAAGTCATATTATCATTCTCCTATGTAGTCATTCATAACTTTTGGATGAGACACACTTAAACTTATGTGTGGTGTAGGTTTAGAAAAATCAACCCTAGAGTGAAAGACCCATCCTCCCATCTCGTTTTTTAATCTAGAAGCCAGATTATTAATGTCTTTATCAGACACATCTTTCCATGACTTGTCAAAGAACATGTTATTTTCTGGTGTGTCTTCCTGTGGAATGTCATAAAGACTTTGCCAATGCTGCGACCAGTAGTTTCTGTACAGTTTTATTTTTCTGGACAGGTCAAACCAAGAATAATGGTGCACTGAGGGAAGCATTTCAATATTTCTACTAAACCATTCTTGATAGTCATTAAGAACTTTTTGATCCCCTGAAAGTGCTATTTGACGGCCTTGATCAACCTCCGGTGTGTAAAAACTGGCATGAGGGAGTACTTCATATGTTTCTTTGTGAATATAGTCACAACCATCAGTTCCTAACCCTGCGTAAAGATTTCCTTCTTCATCAGTCTTTCTTAGCTGCTTAGGGATGCCATGTGTTATGTGATCGCTATTTCTAGAAAGCCTCCACTTCCATGGTGTGACGTCCAGTCTTACTTTTTCTTTTCCTCCCCAGTACTCAACTACGGGAAGAGAAACAATGTCTACTTGCTTAGGAAAGTTTTTACATAGATCTACAATTTTAGAATAGTCATTTTCATGAATAATTTCGTCAGCATCTTGCTGCCAGCAAAAATCTCCAACACACCTAGAGCGCGCTTCAGCTTTTTGTAAACCGTCAAAAACAGCAAATCTTGTATGATTCCAGTCTCTCTCGATTCTAAAAACTTCTAGCCTTTCTTCTGAATCTGACCACTTCTCTAAGTGCTCCCATGTTCCGTCACTTGATCCGCCGTCGACTACAACAACTTGATTAGCGAATCCTAACATTGACTCAATGCACTCTTTCCATGGATATCCATTATCATTACAATTTAATGTTGTTGTGTACGCACTTATTTTTGGTTGCCAGTCCATTTCGTTTTTAATGGAATTCCAAAATCTCTCTCTAGCTGCATACAAGTAAGCTTGAGTATCAAATTCGTCATCAGAAGTAAACCATATCTCGTCTTTGTGCTGAACGTTTTCGTTTAGAACTAGTTCACAGCCTAAAAGTTTTGCCTCAATAACCATCCTAGGACACGTGTCCCATCCGGTTGGAAGGTAGACAAATCCTTCTGCTTGCGCTAGCTTTTCTAAAACCTGATCATATGGTAGGTTCCAAACAATTTCATATTCTTTATTGTTATCTTTACACCACTTTTCTGCAGTGTCAGCCCCTTTGACCCAGCTAGTAGAACCTAGTACAATCCATCCTTTCCTTTCTGTATTCTTGTACTTTTCTTTAAGCATTTTAACACTTAGGAAAAAAGCATCATCAAAAACTGAACTAAGAACAACATTTTCGTTTTCTTCTAGAAATGGATATATGCTGTGATAGTATTCCATCTGTTTTTCTGACATCCACCACAGAGACTTTGCGCCATGGAGAAATGCTGAGACCATCTTTCCTTCTAGAGAATTATGACAGTCACAAGGAGAATTTTCTGCTGCTTCATGTTTCTGAGGAGATCTCCATTTGCAATATTTATAGTCATATTCCAAAACGGAATATGTCATATTCGCTACGATCGTAGGAATTAATTCCTTGTTGAGATCTGAGAAATTTCCAAATATCCAATATTTTTGGTGGCCTTGCTCTAGAAGTTCTGTAGTTACTTCTCTACTTCGAAGGGTTGCCACCTTAAAAGGTGCAGAGTCTATTAATGACTGGCTAGTTAATTCGGCACCTCCCACATAGTCACTAGCAAACATATCAGAAACAAAAACTACTTCTGAATTTTCTGGGATTGTCTTTGTTGCGGTTTTAGACCCAAAAGGACTCTGAAACATAATTCTAATCTCCTGTTCTTATATGAAATCTACACACAAATATTTTTTTGTACAACTAGTTATACAAATTCTGTTTCCAGTAGATTATTAATCTAACTGATTCTAGAAACAAATAATATTCTGTTCTTAAGATACTATAAACTCTATTAGATAGAAAGAGTCTAGACTATAGACTATAGATTAAAGATCGAATTCTATTCCAGATCTACTAGCAATACTAGTTATACCTGACACGGATGATATTCCGCTGGACAAGATACCGACTAGAAAACAAAAAACAGGAACAGTTATCTCAATATACGGATCTGATCCGGTACCGGTGTAGTCAGACATTCTAATTGTCATTAAGAATTTTTGCTCAGTTGAACTGGCATCAGGCTCATCATTATCTTTGTCATGAGGTTCTTCACAGACTCCGCACTTAAAGAGGCTTAAGCTGGCAATGTCTGAAAAAGCTGTAGAATTTAAAGTAAATGTCTTGTATCCCGCTGAGTTTCCTCGAGTGATGATATCTGAATACACTACACTAAAATCTATTGCATCCATATCATCTTCTGCCGGAGATCCATCATCAGTCGATTTGCAAACAACAAAGTCACTATTTGTCGATGAGTCAGTATCAGTAGCGTAAACTTTGAGTGTACCTGCGGTTGGTGTGTTAGTAACAGCGCTAGTATCAAAATGAAAATAAACTCTTCTAATGTACTTAAACCCACTAGTTTTTTTATGTGCTAGGGCCTGTCCTGTAGTGGTGCCTGTATTCATATATGCTCCACCACCCGGAGAACTAGTATCATTTCTCAAATCAGCCCAGTTTCCTCCACTATTCCTAAAGTCGCCGGCGTAAAAGTCTTCACTTTCAGAGTATATTGTTGTTGAGTCAATAAATTTTACTGAAGCCGGTAGGCTTACGCTGTTAAATAGCATGTCAGGTGAAGGTTTTTTAATGTATTCATAAGTACCGTCAGAATTTAACTTTAGCGAGTGATCAGTAAGCCAATAATCTTTTGTCTCATCATATACCCAGTCATAATTATCATCCATTAAAATAGGACGAACTATCCAAAACCTAAAGTCACCATGTTCATTTTCTATTCTATATCTTCCTCTACTATCTTGTTCATAAAAGCCGGTTTCAGAATTAATTGTATTGGCAATCCTCAAGCCTGTAAGATGAATTGTGAAAGTAATACTAAAGTCTGTAACTGTCGTACTAGAAGGTATTTCTACTAGCTGAGAAGTTCTTTGACGATTTGAAACAATGTGCACATTTCCTAGCTTTCTAGTTACTGCATCTATTTCTTCGTTTTGTCCTAGGGATAGGTTTATATTACTTCCATTAATTTCTGCAGAGTTTAAACTCCACTCCAGCTGCTCAGACCCACTTGTCTGATTTTGCGAAGGGCGTAAACCTAGGTATTTATAAGTCTCAGAGCTGTTTCTGTGGCCTACAGAGATTATGTTTTTGTTTCTTAGGTATATACCACCAATCGAGCTAGAAGATGACTCTACAATGCTTACATTAATAGGATTTAAATCATAATTTTCATCATAGTAATATTGAGGATTTTGATGACCGTAACATCTTATTAAAGTTTTATCTTCTTTGACTATCATGACTTGAGAAGGCTTAAGCGGAACGACAACTTCACTCATATTCACCCCCTCGAAAATTCTGAAGCATTTATTACACAGACACGCTCAGCTGTTTTTGTGGTAGGAATTCGTGTCTCATCTTGCATAAGATTTTCACCCCATTATTCAATAACAATCCAGTCGTTTGAAGGATTAAAGTAAATTACATTTTCTTTTGTTGTCATATGTCCTAGAAGTCTAGCAAATTGTCCGCTACTGGCAGGTTTAGTAAACTCGTCGGAAAACTGTGCACCATCATCTGAGCCTAACTTTCCACTAGCCATGTAAATTGCTTGACCAGCAACCCAAGAACCACTAAACCTGGCGGGAAGCATCCCGGGAATTCCTCCGATATACGCGTACCCTTTTAATAGAATTCCATACTCCACACCCATACCTGTAGCAATTCCTAAAAGAGAAGAAGATGCAGGAGTTCCGGAGTCTGTACCTGTCCAGGAAGAAGATGCCAAAACCCAAGTGTTAGATCGATTCATTGCATAAAGGCTTCCGTACATTGTTGTTCCGAATGAACCACCGTTTGGCGATCCAAAAGCCGCCCACTCACCCTGAAACATGGATGGAAGAGTTCCCATCTGAATGTTTCCTAGATCCTTATTTGTTCCCATGGCAATTCCGCCATGCGTGAATAAAACACCTGAAACTGCAGTATCACCTGCTATCATAAGTCTGGAATTTTGCTGGCCATGCTTTCCAGCACTTCCGGAAATCATTGTCAGTACATCGTGCCCAACTCCTGGAGGAACTAAATTATTTGATCCTTTTGCGTTTTCTAGAGAAGCATCTCCCATTCCCAAGAATGTGGTCCCGGAAACAACCAGGTCTCCGCCAAACACAGAAACTCCTCTACTAGTACCGTAACGAACAGCATTTTGTGAGCCAGAGACAAAGAAACCTACATTATGGCCTACTCCACGTAACTGCTTATCTTCATGCCCTATATTGCTTAAGTTATGAAACCCTACACCAGAAACAACCAGGTCGCCACCAAATACAGATACACCAACCTTTGCGTCGTTATCTTTTGAACTTTGAGCTCCTGAGACGAACATATTAACATCTCTTCCGGCGCCAATCAAAGATTTTTCTGCTGATTGATTGTTATAAAGGTTGTGCATTCCTAAATAAACTGATCCGGAGACGACAACATCGCCGGCAAACACAGAAACTCCTTCACCTAACCCTCTAGATACTGAGCCGGCTGTTCCGGAAACTGCAAACTGAACATCCTGTCCAAAGTGAGCTGACATTCCATCTTCTGTTGAATTTGTTATAGAAACTTGCTGTGACTTAAGTAATAATTCTCTTTGTCCATATGGAGCACCACCGGCTATTATTCCTGAAACGACCAGGTCGCCACCAACCAGTGTAGTACCATTATAACCTATTCCTCCAACGCCGGCTTCCGAATACACAGATCCTGAAACAAAGAAAGAGACATCGGTAGGAATTCCTGTTGTGGAAGCATTTAATCCATAAGCGTTTGCCGCGGCTGTACCGTCTGTCAGAATGCCTACTTGTCCTGTTCCGGCATCAATTAACAGCATACCAGCTTTTCCGGCACCTCCCTCTATTCTAAAGTCTTTATCTGCACCACCATCATTAATAACAACCGGGCCTACAACTGAAAACTCACCGCTCATGGAAACAGAGCCGTTCATATCAATATCTGTAGCATTTATCTCTATTTCAGTGTCTGCATTTAAGTCTAAGACTCCATCTGCTGATTGATGGATAAATGTGCCAATATCTCCAAATAACAATCTGGTAGTACCTTCACCCATAGCTGTGTTGCCAATTCTTAATCCATGATTATTGACATGTGTAAGAGAAACTTCTTCATTATTTCCGAATAATAATTTGCCGCCGTCGAAAGGAAAAGCTATCTCTTCAGGCATCAATGTTCCTGAAATGTATGTGTCACCACCAATGAGTGTTGTTCCGTAACTACCAATATTTCCTTGAGTATTTTTTGATCCTGAAAAGAATATTCCTACGTCTGATCCAGTGATTGATTGAGCGCCCACCAATAGAATCTGATTTCCTGTAGTTCTAACATGAGAAGCAGTTACTGCCAGCACTACAGCTCCGGAGACTACTAAGTCTCCGCCAAAAACTGAAGCGCCTTGATGATCATGTCCTATTGATCCAATTGCACCCGAAACAAAAAACAAAGTATCACTGCCTATTACAACAGCCTTGGCTTGATTTCCTAGAGCGCCAATAACAACTCTATCTTGAGCACCGTCAACCAGTAGACGTTTTTTGTAATTTTTTGTATTAACTATAAAAGCATCTGCATCTAAACCGTTAGTAGACTGTGTCGCTTTTAGGCCGACCTCTAATGAGCCAGATGTAACAACATCACCACCAAAAACTGCTGTACCTCTTACATCAGTGCCTTTTTTCTCTCTCGATCCGGAAACAAAGAATGTAACATCAGCACCAGCATTGTCATAACTTCCGTTTCCTGTTCTTTTTCCAAAGTAAACACCAGAAGAGCCGGATAACCATATGCTATTATTTGATTTGAGTGCCAGGCCTAATCCAGCAGCTGGAGTCGCAGAACCTGATATAATATTGCCAACAGAGCCGAAGCCTAAAGGTATATCAGCAGTGACAAAGTTCATCGGAATATCAGCATCAAGTGTCAAAAGTGTCTTAGTTGTACTTCCGTCTTTTACTTTAAAGATGATGTCTTTGTCTGAGGCTTCGTTTTCTATTTCTAAGTCCCCTGAGTCAGAGAAAAGAAGCCCGGTTTCAACGGAAGATCCTGAAATTGCAGCAGTTGATACTTCTACAACTTCAACACCACCAACAGAAATATTGAGCTTATCTGACGCAGACCTGAAAAATCCAGTATTTGTATCAGAACTAAATGTGATAGAAGGCGCGCCTACAGTGCCATCTGATGCTTTAAGTTCACCGGTTAATGTAATGTCATCAAATGTAGGTGTTGTAGTAGAACCTATTGTCACCTGTCCGTTTGAAGCAGATGCGACTGTTGTATTGTTTCCTGCAACTAAATAAGATACACCTAGTTCCGTATGGTGAATTGATCCGGATATAGTTCCACCATACCATGTATTATTTCCGTGATGGCCGCGGCCTTCACCTACTCTTAGACCTCCACTTACAACTAGGTCTCCTCCAAATATGGAGTGTAAAGTATTAGAAATGTGAGGAGGGTCTCCTTTAACAGTTCCTGAAACAAACATTGTTGTCATCAAACTGACATCTTTGAAGGCTTTTGGATCTTCGTTGTGCATTCCACCAGGTAGAACTATCAAACCACCACTTACTAATAAGTCTCCGCCTATAACAGAAACACCTTTTTTGCCTGGCTCAAAAGGTCTAGAATGATTTGCTCCCGAAACAAAAAATGTAACCGAAGGACTTATTCCGGAAAAGACTAATTTTTCGTTTGTGATATTTGGGAATGTTTCTTTTGCTGCAAAATATGCAACACCAGAATGAACTAAGTCACCGGCGATAACAGTAGTGGACTTTGATTTAGGACTGTCGTCTCCAATTCCTTTTCCTCCGGCTGCGCCAGACACAAACAAAACAACATCATGCCCGGGAACAGGAAGATGCGCAGTGGTCTGACGAGGTCGACCAATTATCACTGACCCCGTGATGCCTACTTTATAATCGTGAGCTACTGACCCCGATATATTACCTTTTAAAGCCATCTATTAATCCTCATCTATTTCTTCTAATACAAACTTATAGCGTTTGCCTGTCTTGTTGTTACGTATAGAAAGATATTCTTCTTCCTCAACCACGGTCCAATCGCCTCTTTCGTTCTTTAAATGGAGGTCACCTGTGTATATGTTTGCCCATCTAGCATCGGCAGCACCTAAATCTCTAGTACTATCTGCATTAGGTACCAAGTTTCCATTTACTTCAAGCGCTGTGGTCTCTAATTTAAGAAGAGTATTGTTGGTAGCATTACCAATTGTTCCATCGTCTTTAATTAAAATGTCGTCCGCGAATGTCACAATCCCTGTTGATGCTAATGTCATGACATCAGCCACAGATGCGTTGCCTATTGTACCTGCGTCTTTAATTAAAATATCATCAGCAAAGGTAACAATCCCTGTTGACGCTAGCGTCATGACTGCAGCGACAGAAGCATTACCTATTGTACCGGCATCTTTAATCAAAATATCATCAGCAAACGTGACAATTCCGGTATCAGCTAGTGTCATGACACCCGCAACAGATGCGTTTCCAATTGTTCCGCCATCCTTGATCTTAATGTCATCGACAAATGTAACGATACCTGCAGATGAAACTGTCATTGCATCTACCGCGGAAGCAACACCAATAGTACCTCCATCCTTGATTTTAATATCATCGACAAAAGCAACCACACCAGAACTGTCAATTGTCATTGCAGTAGGAGCAGATGTTGAACCAATAGTTGCACCGTCTGGAATGATGATGTCATTGTCCTTTATCTTGACACCATCAATTGTGACACCGGCTGCAGATGTTTTCTCAGAAATAGTATCAGTTTTAACTTCGACTATTGCGTGGATTGAACCTGAAGCAACAACATCGCCACCAAACAAAGAAGTACCATAACTGTGTATATTATCTGTCGTTGCTTTTGACCCAGAGAAGAACATTCCTACATCAGAGCCTGTAATAGTGTGTGCGCCTACCATGAGGATCTGTTTGTCATGATCTATTAAGCTGCTAGCAGCAAGCCCTAGATAAGCTGTACCTGATACTACAGTATCGCCTCCAAAAACTGATACTCCTCTGTGCGTTGCATGCCCCTTTCCAGCGATACTGCCTGAAACTAAGAAGTTAATATCAGGACCAGAAGCGACGCTTACCAGTCTAGACCCTATCTTGGCTGATAAGTCTGTGGCATCTGAATTGTCAACATATAGTGTACCACTAGTGACGACATCACCTGCAAAAAGAGAAACACCTCTTGTGTCAGCATGATCTTTTCCACCCGTACTGCCTGATACATAAAAAGAAATATCAGCTCCAGGGGCGGCACCATCCGCAAAAAGAGATATCTGAGGCACATCAGGTGTAAGATGTAAACGCCCTTCAGGTTCTATGGTTAGATGTGCAGCGTTACCACCTGAGTCGTCATTTGTTGTTAAGTCCGTCTCTCCGGCAGCGCCTACATCGATCATGAAGTTGTCACCGTCATCGGCAGGATTAAGAACCTTTAAATAAGATGCAGTGTTGTGTCCACGAATTTCTATTCGATCATATGTACTTCCTGCATATGCTGTTACTACACGAAGTTGCCCTTCAGGATTCCCGGTAAATGTGCCATCTGATCTCATTATTACAGAACCAAAATGTCCTAGACCTTGATTACCAACTTCATTACCATAAAAAGTTAGCTGGCCAAGTATTTCATTGCTAACAATTGTTGGATCGTATCCGGTTATTCTTAATTCTACTGGAGTATTATCATCGCCTGGACTATCCGGATCATAACCAATATCTACAAGCGACGCTGTTAAAGGAAATATTCCATCCGGATGTGCTGTCGCCAACCCGGATTCCAAGTATAATGTTCCGGACATTAAAGTATCGCCACCGAATACTGATGTTCCTTTAACAGATGTACCGTGAGAGCCTATTGTCCCGGATACGAAGAAGGCAACATCTTGTTTTTGAGGAAAATCTATCTCCGTTCCATTACCACCGCCTGATAAAATAAGAACGCTATCAGTTCTGATCTCTAAAGAGCTTCCATTAGTGCCTGACATAAAAAAGATTTTGTCAACTTCAGACTCAACAAATATTGCATGTGTCTCAGTATTTGACTCCACTCTAAAGTCATATGATAAATCACCGCCTTCATTAAATACTGTGCCTGCATCTTCTCCAGTTGTTATTAGAGCAGCACCACCATTTTCTACAATCTCTAGAGTTTTACTAGCTTGAGAAATCTTAATCTTAACATTATTAGATCCATCATTATAGATTTGTAATTGTTCTGTGCTGCCGTCCGCATAAACTACACCTTCTCCGGCAGTATCTGAATTTAGAGTAATTTTATCTACTGTGTCTAGAGTTATTGCTCCAGAGTCTGAGGAATCGTCCACCGTCGAGATGGTTAATAAACCTGTACTAGACACAGTAAAATCAGCATATTCTCCTGAGTCATACTGTAGTCGCAGCGGAATTCCTGTCGAAGTTGACTGTAAGCCGATATTCGTGTCACCTCCGGCGGCAGAAATATTAGCTCCGTAAACTGTTATCGTGCCGTTGGTACTCGCAGCAGTCGCTGTTGCTTCTAACCCATAAAGATTAACAGTGCCAACATTAGTGGCACTGTCATCAACATCAATCTGGGCGCCGTATATAGTAGCTGTTTTACCAGAAGCTGTTACTCCATCTTTGTCGTAGTTGACAAAAAGACCTTTTGCGGTTGATGAACCGGTTCCATCAAAGTCTATGTCCCACTCTTCTATCGTATTGTTAGATCCGTCTGCAGGTGTTGCAGTTACAGTAGTTAGTTTAGCTCTACCTGTTGTTAATGTGGATGCTGCTACATCTATCACGTTTCCAGTTGTAGTTGTAGCATCTACATCGATGCCTACTGCTGTTGTGCTGTTTATGTTTAAATCTATACCTACCTGGTCATCGTCTTCGTGTGTGACGAATAATGTAGGTACGCCTTGGTTAAGATTTCCGGCTAACTCCAAAACACCTGCTGGAGTTGAATCAGGTCCAGATCCAGCATTTGTTGCACCTATACTAACACTCTGAGACACATAAAGTGAACCGGAAACAGAGAGTGATCCTGTAGCTGACTGATCTAATTCTATGACCATTTTGTCTGCGTAGAAAGTACCTGAAACAACAACGTCTCCACCAAAAAGAGTAACACCACCGCCTGACCTTGCGCCAGGTGGGCTGTATATACTTTGGTTTGCTGTTCCGGAGACAAACAACCAGACATCTGAGCCTACATTGGACAGCATGTTAGAATCATTTCTTCCGCCGGTGTAATTAGAAGCATCTGAAGAGCTGTAGATCATAAGACCCAAGCCCGTTTTTCCTTGTACTGCAGCACCGGATGCAATAAGGACACCTGTTCTGACCTGTGCAGCTCTAAAATCTCTTGCCATGATCTATGTTACCTCTCTATCGAGCACTGTGACACATTTAATATACATACTTTGTCTCTTATATTCTTTCACTAGCAACGACCCTCCAATGAAATGTAATATTAGGAAGCGAAGACTCAACAGTTACTTGATACCTACCTCTGCCCAAGGCAGTAATTGTATCAACCCACATATTGACATTAGCTGTATCTTCTCCAATAGCAGTCACTACCACTTTAGGTGCAATGCCATACTGAGCCTCTAAAGTAAATGACGCAGTAGGACTACTCATAGAGCTAGCCGTTGTAGCCGTTCCTTGCTCAATTTGAAATGTATGATGTGTTCCTCTCATGAAATATTCCTATGGTTGGGGCTTGATATACATCGCTTGAACCATAATTGTCCCTGTAAATCTTTCAGAAACTCCTATTGTGACTTCATTAACTGCCAAAGATTTTATAAAAACATTTATGTTGGCTGTATCATTATTCACAGAGTCAAGAGCTGTTGCCGTAACTACAGGAACCCCTGGAAATTTTGTCTTAAAAAAATATTGTTTGCTACTTTCTCCGCCAAAAGAAAGTGACTCTGCCTCTATCCATACTTCGTTGTCTGTGATAATATAAGGTGCTTTTCGCACTCTTACTAAAGGATATCTTCTAGAAAATCTGTTAGCGTCTCTAGTTCTAGACTTTGTAAATGCCACTTTGATGCTCCCGCTGTATAACTAAGTATGTTGGAACCAAGATGGCATCCGGACTACTATAGAATTTGAGAAGCAGCAGTTGCTAGCTGTGACCTTTCGCCCTTTGGAAGATGTATGTGTGCTGATAATCTACTGTTTCTAAATTTATCTATTACAATAGAGAGACCGTTAGAATTTTTATCTATGTAAGGAGTATCGATCTGATCTGTGTCTCCCATAAGAATTATTTTAGAATCTTTTCCAATTCTTGTCACAATAGTTTTAAGCTCATGAATTGTTGCATTTTGTGCTTCGTCAACTATCACATAAGAGCTATTAAAAGTTCTACCTCGTATAAAGCTTAATGGAGCGACTTCTATTTTTCCTTTTTCCATCATCACATCAAAATACGTCATATCTTTAAAGGCATGCCTAAAATTATCTGTTAAAGGTGCCATCCATGGTTGCATTTTCTCATTCATGTCTCCGGGTAGATATCCTAAATCCTTTCCAACAGGCTGTATGGATCTGGTGACAACTATTCTCTCGTATTTATCTTTAAAGACAGCGTCCAAACCGGTCAAGAGAGAAAGAAAGGTCTTTCCGGATCCTGCAATACCTGTAAGGCAAACGAGAGGAATATCTGGGTCTGTCAAGACACTTAATGCAAATTTTTGTTCCTTATTTCTAGGTTGGATGTCAACCTTATCCATTTCATTTATTCTTATTGGCAATATCTGTTTTTTGTCTTCTTTGTACGTTGCCAACGCGGACTGATTGCCAGACTTAAGAACTAGAAAGCTATTCGGATATAGAAGCCCTGAATGCTCGTCTAGCGGTTCTGCAAACCCTTCTTCATAAAATTTGTCTATAAAGGAGCTAGAAACTTTTAGCTCTAAACAGCTAGCGTCAGGTTTTTCTATGTCTATATCAATGTGGTCTTTATAGTAATCTTCTGAAATAATCCCCAGAGAATCACACTTAACCCTTAGATTAATATCTTTAGTAATTACCTTGGTTACCTCATTGTCGTGATTCTGATGTATCCAGAGGGCCGCAGAGATTATCTGATTGTCACCTCTGGATACATCCAAACCTTTAGCTTCCAAGCCTACTTTAGGAACAGAAGTAAGAACAGCAATAGACTGATCTATTTCTTCAATTAGTACGGCTTTGTCTAGACGGCCAATACTTCTTAAGTCGTCCAAATATCGATTAATATATCTTGCTGACTCTCCTAGAAGTCCAGGTTTATCTTTGAACCTATCAAGCTCGTCCAAGACTGTTAGTGGGAGTATAACATCGTTTCCGGGAAAAGAGTGTATCGAAGTTTTGTCATAAAGCAAAACTGAAGTATCAATAATTAAAGATTTTCTTTTAGACATGTGCCCTCAATCATAATGTACATATTAGGTAAAGATCCGTAAACTTGTCCATTTATAGGTAGGCGCTTTATGATTTTACTATCTTAGGAGAAAAATGTGTATGACAAACAAAGATAAAGAAAAAATACAGCAAGGTACTACTTGCTTTAATGAGCACAAAAAATATGAAGTTCCTTGTGCTAAAAAAGACTGTAAATACTGGATAGACGTTAAAGATTGTGTAAACTGCACCATGGTCATGGCATCTGACGGCCCTAGGACATTGCAAGAAATAGGTGAGTTATTTGGGGTAACTAGGATGAGAATATGTCAAATAGAGAAGTCTGTTATGAATAAACTTAGAACTAAAAATAAAATTAATTATTAGTTTGACAGTCCACCTAGCATTGTGACAGCAATTAGTCCAGGAAGATTTTCATTGACGTACACACCTGAGAATAAGGTGTCTGCACGACCGCCTACATAAGAGAATGCTGACTCGAGTCTATTACTAACACCCGGATCTCCTGCCATCTGATTTGTGACGACTAATAAAAGGACACCGGTTTTTGCGTTTCCGTTAGGACCTGGGCAAGGTGACGATCTTAGACAGCCTTGAAAGACAGTTGAGCCAAGATCAGCCTTAGAGACATCTCTTACTACAGTGCTTCCTAGAAGTATTCTTCCATCTTGGAGCAAGCACTTTTCTAAGTCTTTTGAGTCAAAACTTTGTATTGGAGAGCTATCATTTGCCATCTTTAAAACAACGCCTAAAAGTTTAGCAAAGTTAGTATTGGCAGCTGGGTACATATTGAGCATACCTACCTTGCCTCTTAGTAATTGTAGCTGTTTTTCGTTGTCTATAACCACATGTGGATGTGATGACACATCTTTTAGTAAGGCATTATAATTTGTTTTGATCGTAGGATTTAAAAGCTCTTGAGCAGTAGGCTTACTAACGACGTATACCACTTTACCCACAGCCTCTATTGAACTTAAATACCGCGTTGCAGAATCATGAAGAACATGACATGCTGAGCCTGTTCCGCCGCCGCCGCCAGCCAGAACAAATATCCAGTCAACTTTTCCAATACGAGTTCTTAAAGCATCTTCGTACAATGCGCTGTTATCACCTAGTACTTTTTTTCCTAGTGCGACATCTTTGCCAACACCATCAGCTCCAGGTATTAATAGAAAATGTTGAGGTTCTACTCCGCTAGGCTGATCTTTTATTGTTGTATTGACTAGAAGTGTCTTTTTAAATCCTACATCTAGAAAAGCTTTGGCTAGCTTCCCGCCACCGCCTCCAACTCCGATAAAAGCACAGTTAATAGCACTAGGTGCTGTATTGTCCGGAAGGAGTCTATCATCACCTACCGCCGGTGCATCATCGTATGCTTCAACAAACCCAAAATCAAAATCATCATTGTTTATGTAGTTATCATCTTGATTGTTTTCATTTTCTTGATTCATTATTTTTCTCCTAGGACTATTAACCCATATGTTATCGTTTACATAAGACATGCTTCTAGAGATAAATAGGTGTATAGTAAAAAACTATACTTAAGTATGGTGGAGACGCCGGGATTCGAACCCGGGTCCAAAATAAGTCCACTATCAGGTCATTCACAAGCTTATCTAGATTATTCCCAAACTAGTAAGGTATCTCGAAAAACCAACCACCCCTATCGAGAATCAGGGCCTCACCTACCATGGGTAGGAAAACCATTGTGGATCTTTTTTTACTCGGTGAGATCAACCACTTATCCGATCTTTACTAACAAGGTTATCGGAAACCCCGCAATTACGCAGCTAGTGCGTAATCGTACTCAACATTGTCGTTGGCAATTAAAGCTAGTAACACTGTCAATCCATGTGTTACGGTTGGATGCTTGCACCCACAAACTTTCTTACCTTGTCGAGACCATTTCGTCCCCGTTATTTAATTACGTTGTCTTCCTATCTTTCTCTGCACTAATAGTTGACTTAACTAAATCAGACGCTGCGCTCTTAAGAACTCTAAGACCCTTTCTGGCACGAACTCCTGCTGAAGCATTTCCATTAGCATTCTTATGAACATCTAGGTCAATAGTTTCGACCAAAACTTTAATCTCATTCCATTTATCGATAATCTGTGACATCTTTCACTCCTATTGTTAAATTTTTGTTATGAGGCTTTTTACCTCTGTTTTTTGGGAAGTGTCACCTTCTCCCATGTTTTTGCTTTCGATAAGATTGTCTATCTTAAGCATAAGATCTCTATCTTCTAACTCTAAGGAAAGAATTTGAATAACCTTTAACATTTGACTTTGACTCACGCCAAAATTTAGTATTTCTTGTACTATTTGACGAGCCATAAATGAATCAGACATGTCTGCTTTTTCATTATCTAGTACTTTATCTTTTTTTAATTCATCTGTCATGGTATTAAATTATGTTGGTTCTTGTAAAGTTTTCCAATTTAAAAACATTTCTAGACTCAAATATTAGAGCTTTTCCTTGTGTGTTTTCGTCCATGTTATCTTGAGTGAGAACGATAGAAGTACCCCACTTTTCATAGTCTAACACAAATTTTGCCATTTCCCAAGTTGAAATATCACAGTCGTATGTTTCTAGAATCTCTCTAACATCTCTATTAATTCCAAGTTTAACTTCTTTCTTTGTTACGACTGATCTAAGTTCGTCTCTGCCAGGCAATATTTCTGATTTGCATATATCATACACTTTGTGCACTGCATTACAGTTATTACACTGTACAAACTTAGGAACACATGTATCGCTAGCATCAATCATTGAGAAGACTACAAACTTATGAAAAACTGTATTCTTTTTTCCTCTGTATTGAGGCAAGATACAGTGACATTCTATTAAGTGCTTTGTTCCACTTATTTTTGCTGTGTCTATCTCGTTCATTGACTTATAGTAGTCTCATAACAGCATCAACACAATTATCAAAAGATTTATGAACTTCTGCGTTAATCTTTTGAGATAATTGTACTACCTGATCTTCTGATAGCCCTAAAGAATTTTCATTATTATGGTCTATTAAAGCTACTAGAAGTCTTTGAGAACAGACATCTCTCACGTCTAGTAAAGTTTTTCCTATTTCGCTCTGCTTGGACATAATGTTTAACTCCTATCTTCCAATAAACACTATTTTATAGCACAGAGCACTAAGAAGTAAAATTGATTAGTTGTCAGTGTAGATAATACAGCCTACTTTTTTGCTAAAGTCTGCTATTTTTATTCCTTCCTGAATGCCTGACAATAGAGATCGTGTAGGAATTTGTGAATGAATTTTTATTAGATTCTTTACACATTTATAAATCAGCTTGTTTTTTGGCTGGATTTCTTTTAAGTTAATAAATCCAAATCTACAAATTTCATTAAATAGGCCTAGGCCAAATTGTACTCTGTCAATTATTATTCCTCTTTTTTCACCTAGTAATTTTCCTATTTTAATTTTTACGCTGTCTCCCGATAAAGACATTATTCTTTTTTCAAAAACAGATTCTTGATCTTCAAAATTAGCGTACCTAGAAAGAGTACTTTCATGTTTTTTCTTTATGTGTGATAAGTGATAAAAAACATTTTGCTTTGTCTTGCTGTGCCCTATAATAATTTTATTGGAAAAAATGTCAATCGAAACATTGTCCAGTAAAACTAAGTCTTCCATAGACTTTTGACTAATTAACTCACCTTTAGTAGAAGAAACAATGTCGGTACCTGAAACAACAGCGATATCATTGATCGTATTAATTCCTAATTCATCAAAAGGTATGCATACAGGAACAACGTCTAAGTGACCTCTTATAAAATTAACTGCCATAGTTGATATCACATCTTCATTAAAGCCTCTGGCGAAAATCACAGCCGGCATCTTGTTTTTTGACAAACTGTATAGTATCTTTTCTAACTCTGAGGGCTTTTCAATGACTCCGTCCACAATAAGACAGAGAACATTGTTTCTACTCCACTGATTTATTTTTGATACTTTGGAAAAAAGAATATCGACAGAAGCATTAAAAGTATAGCCAAAAGAAGTCACTATGTGTGTTTCTGTACTAGGTGACTTATCTATTACAATTCTACCTTCAGATCCTGCTAGCTGTATGGCATCAAACAATATGCTTTTAGAAAAATTGTCTCCAGTAACACGTTTTAAAAGTTTTTTTGCAGCTTCTAAGTTAGTTTTCTTAGAATAAAGGCTTATTCTAGAAAGATCTTTCTTTAATGTTTTATCGAAATAAGGTGTTAAAACGGACTCACAAAAAGCTAATCCGGCAACAATTCCAGACATTTTATGTCTAGACTCGCATCTTACAATACATTCTAGAATAATATTTCTAAAAGATAGCTCACTAGGTGTGTCTGTGCTCATCTCAGATACTGCTCTAACAATATCAGAAGGTCCTAGCTTAATAACATCCGAACCAAAGGAGACAGATAGATTTTCTTCAACAAGATCGCTTAATAGCCTCTTAAGCTTTCTAGTAAAGACAAAAAGCTCTTTTTTAGCGCTCTGTGATTGAACAACATCGGTATACATTTAAGTGCTAGTTTAGGTTATTTTTTTTTACGTTATTCTTCTTTCCGGACATTGCATCATTGATTGCATTTAAAAATTCGTCTGCTGAACCTTTTAGTACATCAACGCTGTCTTTAACAGCGGCAGCTTGCTGTTGCTGTTCTTGCATCTTTATTCCTAACCTAAACAAAGAACCTAGGATGCCTAAAGAAAAGAAAACCCATCCGGCAACAACAGAATTAGAAATTAGCAATGCTGTGCTGCAGATAACAAATATTTCTGGAAGTTGAATCTTAATCTTCATTACAGTACTCCTCTGTTACAATTATAATAGAGAACAAGTGTACTGTACACAGTTTTTTTGTTTAAAGCTTAGCTGTCTCGCCAAAGATTGTTGCTAGCGAATGTAATAATTTCTTCAGCGCTCTCAGGTATATAGCCATACTCTTCAACTAAAGTATTGACCATATCACTGTACTTTTGTTTTTGTTCATCGTCTCTTGTTTTAGACTTTGTAACAATTCTTGCCATGTCTTTAACAGAATTTATGAGGTAGCTCTCAATTGCTTCCTTAAGAGGTTCATAACTATTGTAAGTTATAGTCTCTCCTCTTCTCATTTTTGCAAACATGTACGCGGTCACGTCACTTCTAAACCCGTCTTTTGAAGAACCTACGATTCCAATTTGCTCTTCAATAGACTTCATGAAATTTTCATCAGGTTTTCTTTCTTCTTTGGTGACTCTATCTTTCATCTTTTGATGTGTAGTGTAAGCCTCAGCATTATCGAGGTAAGTATCAAATAGTGATTGTGCCTGCTCTTCATACGCTGTGACAAATGCTTTTGCAATTTCTGTTTCTAGAATTTTAAGATATTCTTCTCGAACTACTTTAAGAAGTTCTAGACATCTGTCTCTTAGTTCTTCATCGACTAGCTGCTCTTTTACTTGTTTATTAAGCGAGTCCATAATCGAGACCGGAGTGACTACATTTTTCTCTGCATCTGAGAGAGAATTATCAATGGCTTTCATAATGAATCTTGTAGAAATACCTTTCATTCCTTCGCCACGCGCTTCTTCTCTTAAATCTTTAATGTCGACCTTCTTTACGCGTCCTTTCTCTATTACATCTTCACCGTTATATATCTTCATCTTGGTAAGTACATCGCACTTCTGTGATGGCTTAAGTCTAGACATGACCGAGAACATCGACGCTACTTTCAGAGTATGAGGGGCAATGTGTGCTTTAAAGTCAGACTTCTTAAGAATTTTCTGATATATTTTCATTTCCTGACACAGCTCTAGAACGTACGGCACATTAATTTTTACAATTCTATCTAGAATAGCTTCATTCGTATGTTCTGACTGAAATCTATTCCATTCTGCTTCATTGCAGTGTGCTAAAATAACACCATCAAAGTAGATCATGTCATGTTTCCCGGGCGAAGGAACTCTCTTCTCTTGAGTCGCTGTAATCATGGTGTGAAGAAATTCAATCTCATTTTTAAAAACTTCGACTAGCTCTACAATACCTCTATTACCGACGTTAAACGCGCCGTTAAGGGACAGAACACGTGGGTCATCCTCTGGATACTTATCTAGCTTCGAAATATCTTCAGAGCCTATCAAGACAGAAACATCTTGACTGTTAGCATCCATAGGCGGCACAGAAGCAATGCCTCTTCTTCCTCTTTGAGAAAAAGTAGTTTCTATAACAGGAAAATTCTCATATTTTCCATCGTACTCTTCTAGAAGTTTGTGACGTGCTACAGGACTTAAGTCACCTTCGATGTTGACGTCCAACATCTCTTCAAAAGCTTTTCTAAGACCTCTAGGCACTAAGTGGAGCGGTTCGCCGCTTTGAGGATCTCCCTTGAGATAATAGTAAGGTTGCTGATCTAGTGATGATTTAATGTGTTCTGTCAAAGCAGACTTACCCGCGCCCACAGGACCCATAAACAAGATAACCTGTCTACTTTCTTCACCTTTCAGTGAAGCAGACCTAAGATATCTCATCACTTTTGATATCACTCTTTCCATCCCAAAAAATTCATCCTTAAAATAGTTGTAAATTTTTACATTATCACCATCAAAGATTTTGTTTTTTCTAGAGTCAGAATCTTGTAATACTTCTGATCCGTGATCTGTTATAACATCGTAAAGGCGTTTGTGAGCCAACTTAACAATGCTCGGATCTTTTTTAATTATTTCTAAATAATCTAGAAATGTGCCCTCGAATTTTTTACGCTTCTTTTGAGCGCGTTGTTTTTCAATAACTTGTAGAAATTTGTTCTTTTTATCAGTAGTGCTCATAGTGTAATCATACCCGTCCTGGCTTGTTTATAAATATGGTCAAATCTCCCACGATTCCCCTTCAACAATTGTATGAAACTTAACAACGTCACCCCAAAGATCACTAACATGCATAATAACCTCATCAGAATACTGTAAGTCTAAGTCTCTTCCATCATGTTCGTGCTTAAGCACAAGAACATTTCCTTCTTCAATATCATCGGCATATATTACAGGAATTCCGTTAGTACCAATATTACTAAGAAGATTCTGTTTTACAACTTTCCATCCATCTTCATCTGATATGTTGTCTATCTCATAATTTTCTTTCTTCCTAGAAAAAGAAAATAGACCCAGTTCAGCACAGTCTTCTTCGGTCATGTACTGCCTAAGAAAAGACACATCATTTGAAACTTCTCTTGCCAAGAAACATTCTTCAATTCCATATCTTTCTTTTATTTTTTGAAACATAAAGAAGCCTACATGATATGGGTTTAAACCTCCTACATGTGGACGAATGACTTGGTTGTGACTTTTTATGAAAGGAATGTGATATTCTTGAGGCAGGTTTAAATCGTGCATAAGTGTGTAGTGCCAATAGCTGGCCCACCCCTCATTCATAATTTTTGTTTGAATTTGTGGGATAAAATATTGTGCCTGATCTCTAACAATATGAATAATATCTTTTTTCCAATCAGGCATATTGGTTGCATTTTCAGCAATAAATTTAAGAAGATCGTATTCCGGCTCTAGAGGAGTCTTGTACAAATCAAAATTTTTATATTCACCAGTCTCATCTTCTTTTATTAATTTAACGTACTTCTTTCGAAGCTCTTCTTCAGATGGTCTATGAAAACCATGACGATAAGTCTGAAATTGTACTGAGTGTGCTGCATCAAGTATTAGTTCAACCTCTTCTATTCCAATAGTCGGATCTTCAACATATGACTGAATTCTTTTTTTTGCAGCACGAAATCTTGAAACAACAGAGTCTGCTCTTGTGTCTTTAAACATCCTATTATTCTTAAAAAAGTCAGAATGACCAACACAGTGACACATGATAAGTAACTGAAGGTATGCTGGGTTTTCTCGCATCAAATATGCTATGGATGGATTGGCATTAATAATAAGCTCATAAGGTAGACCTTGTTGACCCATATCATACATTTGATGTGTTCTTTCAAAGCTTTTGCCAAATGACCAATGACCGTAGTGAGAAGGCATTCCGTGGTACGACATATGTCCGATCATAGAATAATAATCACAGACTTCATAGACGATAGGGTACCAATCTAGTCCAGGCTCTGATGCCAGATCGTTTATTCTGCTGTCCCACTCTTCTAAAAATTTAAAGTCCCAATCAGACATTTTAAACCCCTACCGTTAGTGCTTTCTTCCCAAACAAAGTTTGAAAAGATGGCCAAATATCTTGCTTTTGAAATATTTTAACAATCTTAAAGTTTTTATCTTCCAGGTGTGTGTATGTTGTAGACATCCGAGAGCTTTCATCAACCCACTTAAGCCTCTCACTATCAGGTTCAATCTCACAGTAACCAAACAGCTGACAAACGTTTTTTATCTTCTCTGCTAAATTTTGTGTCTTTTCAATGTCAGAGGGCCAATTGTCACCGTCCGAGCATTGAAAGCAGTAAACATTCCAACTATCAGGGTGAAATCTAGAATTAATAATTTCCAACACTTTTTCTAGACCTGAAGAAACAATTGTTCCTCCTGATTGTCCTCTAGTAAAAAATTGATCCTCATTTACTTCGTAGGCAACTGTGTCATGTGCAACAAATACTATTTCAATTTTATCATATTTGTGCCTAAGAAAATGATATAGTAAAAAATAGAAGCTTCTGGCTAAAAACTTTTTTTCATTTGTCATCGATCCAGAAATATCCATAAGAAAAAATATTACTGCGTTGCTGGATTCTTTTGAAGTTTTTTTAATATGACGATATCTTAGATCGTCATCGTGGAAAGAAAACTCTTCTTCATTAAATTCTGTGCCATTGTCTTCATGGTAGCGCTTTGCCGCCATTTTTCTCTTAAGTTTTTTCTTAAGAGTTTCTCTCTTGTCCAGGCGAGGTCTAATTCCTGAGTCTCTATAGCCATGTCTTTGAAATTTTTCGGACACAATATTTTTTAAAGACTTCTTTTCTAGATCCGGAAGCTCTAAATCTTTAAAGAGGTAATGAGATAGCTCTTCTAAAGTAATTTCTACTTCATAATATTCTGTGCCTTTTTCATCTCCTGCTTTCTGAGGATTTCCTTTTTGTTTCTTTTTTTGAGCTTCGCCAACTTTTTGACCTTTTCTCAAGTCTTTTCCAGGGGCCGATCCTACTTTTTTGTTTTGATCGTTATCGCCATAGATAAATTTGTATTCCTTGATTCCTCTTACTGGAATCTTTATTTTCTTTTTTCCATCCTGACCGATAATAGATTCTTCAGAGACGATGTTGTGTACACCCTCTCGAATGGCTTTTTCAATCTTCTTTTTGTGCCTCATTCGATCAGAAGATGATCGATCAGCGGTTCTTTTATGTTCTTTAAATACAGACATGTCTTTTCTAAGTATGGACTGTGAGCTAATGCAGTAAACAATCTATTAAGAAATTCTACTTCTTGTTTTCGACATGCTTTTGGTCCACATATGCAGTTAGATTTTCGAATACTTGGTCTACGTCCGTGTCTAGTTCGGATATCTTATTGTGAGCTTCTGCCAGCTGTACTTTAGTGTCTTTTAATTCGTCACCTAAACGATTCACTTCGCCCTTAAGCTCTTTAATAGCCTCCACTAGCAAAGCAGTCGTCTCTGCATACCTTACACCCATGTAACCATTGGGTGTGGTATATGATAATTCAGGAGCTATTTTCTCAACTTCTTGACCCAAGAACCCAAAGTAGTCAGATCCGTTACTATCATCTACGGAATTGTAACGATAGCCTACAAGTGATGTAACCTTATCTAATGGATTTTCAATATTGCGAATATTTGTCTTTAATCTAGCGTCCGAAGAATTGAAGATGACTTTGTCGTTTTTTAGATAAAGTGCTGTTCCACCTGAATCTGAAGCTACTGTACCTACATGCATGTTACCACTAGTAAACAGATCCCCACCAAAAAGAGAAACCCCGACGGTCGTGCCTGTACTCCCGGAAACATAAAAAGAAACGTCCCCAGCAACTGAAGAAGCTGAATGAAAGATGACTTGATCGTTCCCTGAGTCAACAAATAATGCGTGGGTTTTGTTGTTCGTCTCGACTCTAAAATCGTTTGTGGCATGACCATCCTCATTGAAGATAACTCCTGCCGCACCGATTCTGACAGCTTCATCGTTTGTACTTCCAATTGTCGTAGTGAATGCTGTCTCGCCTTTATTGATGTATAAAGTATTCGCACTAGCATCTAGGAATATTGCTTCGTCTTCACCGTCAGACTCGACTCTGAAGTCCACGTTCACACCGGCTTCGTTAAAAACTACTTCTTTTCCGGTGGCTCCTTCAATATTGATATCGCCGTCGACATCTAATACGAGATTCGCTAGCGACCCTCCAATACCATCTTGAGTAAGTAATTTGGTGACTCCGTTTGTGTCTACTGAAATCTTGAAGAAGTCTACGATTGTCGCGCCTGAACGAGCTATAAAGCTAGTTTCGCCATCAGGTACTTGAATATCAAGTCCTATGCAGTTGGATGCTCCGACGAGCCTTACAGCTGCCCCTTTAATCGTTTGATCGCCCGATGTTCCACCGGTCATTCGAATATCAGCCCCGGTGGCGTTGCACGTACCAACATGTGTAGGAGCATCCTGATTATAATGAACAGCGATCGCATCATGATAAGCTGTCTGTCCGGATGCAACTATACCCGTCACGTCGTAATCAACCACCAGCCCGGCAGGGTCGGTGCCACCTGAGAGCAAGCTGCCGACGTCAGTTGTTCCTGTGTAATCTTTATCTATTTTTATGGCAGGGTTGGCACCGTCGTCTGATCTGTTTGCAACCAGCGTTCCCGACACCATCATATCGCCGCCGAATACCGACGTTCCTTTGACAGCACTGTCCTTGGCTCCAATTGACCCGGAAACAAAGAAATTTACATCTGTCCCATCGGCGCCGGTCACATCACTGCCGGAAAGAATAAAGACTTTTTCTGATCTCGCATTGACAAAAAGCGCGTGGGTCTTAGTATTGGAAGAAACCTTAAAGTCCCCGTCGGCGCCGCCCTGTACATTAAAGTTTGCAGAACCGTTATCCCCAAATGTGATATCAGGATTAGTTGTCCCGGAATCTACACCAAAGAAAACCGAGCCGGATGTTGAAATTACATTAAGACTGGGAGCAAACCAGCCGACACCGGTACCGAAGCCCGCGGTGTCTTCGGCATTAATTGTGATTTGACCATTAGAGGCTGATGTAATCGTAACATTGGATCCAGCTACAAGATAAGAAGTTCCGTCAGAGAGATGTGTTAATGAACCACTAAGGCCTTGAGTAAATAATGCAGCGTCTCCTAAGACTTGAAAACCCTGATCTCCTCCAGATCCTGCAGGCGGCGCAAGTGAGTCAACCATTCCTTTTTTCGGATCGTAATGAGAATATATTTTAGATTTTGCCATACTCTTTACACCTAGATAATATCTAGGCTGCTTGCTTCTCTATTATTTTTCTAGCCCATTCAATACTAGGTGCCAGCCATGGCTTTGTAGCACTATACGCTTCGTTCCATCCTAACCAGGATGCCCCTAGGTGCTCTAGCACGCCAGTGTGTGGATTAGGAGTAATCTCTGGATCCTGCTTTGTTTCTGCCAAAAACATTGTTAATTGATTTAGCTTGACTGTTTTAAATCCCCAGCTGAATCTCAAATCTGTTATGTTTGCTTCTTCCTGAGTCTCTCTAAGGGCTGTAGAAAGCACATCTTCACCAGGGTCAATTCCACCTTTGGGGAGATCCATAAAGTCTTCTGTGTGTAAACAGAGAACCCTCCAGCCATCATCAAATTGGCGTACCACGACTATTCCACCTCCCGGCGGCTTTTCATGATCATATGACATGTTATCTTCTCCCTTAAGAATAAACTGAACGTATTCTTTTAGTAGCCTCATATAGACACACCCATTTTAGTGCTGACAGTATTTATCTTTTTTATTGTGTCTATTCTGTTGTCTTTCGACACAGTGAATGTGTATATCACACCTCGATCTGTCTTTTTATTTTCTTTACTAGCATGCCCAGGAATATCGTAGTTGTGATCGAACAATAGATTACCTAGGGAAAAGAATATAATAGCACCTTTGTAAGTAGAAACTTTCTGGAGTACATGCGGATGATGACCTAAAATACAGTTTGCGCCTGAATCAACAATGTCTTTCGCTAAAATTTCTTGCCATATCTCGTTGTCATTTTTGTACTGCACGCCCCAATGGACAGAAACAATTATAAAAGAATCAGGATACATGGATCGTTGAAACTGAATCATGTTCAAAAGCTTTTCGTACTTTTTGACTGTGTCAATATGCGCCAATGGATCAGGATACTCTTTACTATCACCCCAATCTTTTCCAAAATTTCTTTTAAGTGTGACAGAAAAGAAAACTACTCGCTTACCTCGAACAGAGATATTAGTGGGTGCAAATGGATCATCTACAGCCGTTCCTGCATGAAGTATACCTACTGAGTCCAGCGCAGACCTTGTAGATTCAAAACCCTCGTATCCAGCGTCGTCAGCGTGGTTGTTAGCAAGCGACACTAGATTAATACCTGCACTTACAAGATCACCAGCCTTGTCAGTCGGGGCAACTAATGTCTTTTGGTAGTTGCTTCTAGGTAGAGAATATTTTTCCCACCATGTAGGCACTCCATTGTAAAGAGGTGTCTCTAGATTGACAATAGAAAGATCTGAGCTTTTGAATATCAACTCTGTCTGTTTAAGAGGATTGTCAATTTGAAGAGGGTGATATGAGTATCCTACGTATCTACCAAACATAACGTCTCCAGATACTGATATCTTTATTGACTCATCGAATAATACGTTGTCGACAAACTCGCGAAGAAGTTTCATGCCATCGCTTCTCTAAGCAATGCCTCTCTAATAACCTGCCTTAAAAGTGCTTCATTTTGTTCTTTTGCTGTGGTACCTTTTTTAATTCTTTGCCCTTCTTCGTGGTCATCGACAAACTTTTTAGTAGCACCACCAATTGCATCTGCGACGAGCGCCGCCCCTCCGGCTGCCGCCTTAGCAGCGGTCCACCAAGAAGCGATCGATGGTGCCATGGCCACCTTCTTGATAAGATCCTTCACCTCTCCTCCGAACGCGTTTTTGATAGCACCTTTTAAAGAGTCCTTTAAAAACTCTATAATCTTTTGGACTTTGGAATTTCCGACTGTGCCTTCTCCCTCACTGAGGGCTATATCTAGACCTGTGGCGTTACTAAAGTCACCGCCTACCATATTTTTGAGCTCGTCAATCCAGTCGCCTATCTTGCCCCACAGGAGCTTAAGACCTATAGCTACTCCAGAAGCCATCGCGACCTTTTTCCAACCCTTAGCAGACATCATTGCATCTTTTATTTTCTTAAGAAAGTCCAAGCTCTTTTGAGCCCAGTCTGCAAAGGTGGGCATTTTCCATTCAGGAAGTTTTTCCACGAGGAAACTAAGAGCCTTCTTGACCGGCATATAGATACCTTTGATGATATCACCAGCAATCGCCCTAAATAGAGTCTCGGCCTTTCCTTCTTTGACTGCGAGATAGAAACCCTGAAGAACTGACCATGCCTCTTCTCCAAATTTCTTAACACCTTCCTTGGCAGAGATAAGCATATCTTTACCTTTTTGAAGGATATCGCTAAAGAATCCTTCCATTAACATCTGCTCTTGAATAATGCGACGCTCAAAAGAAGGTGTATAAGGATAAGACTCATTTAAAGGAATGTCTAGACCCAAGACATTAGTCACATAAGATCTTTCAAATATGTAAGACTTTATTTCATGAAATGAAGGTTTAACAGAAGACAGGGGAATCACTAGTGGTTGATTTCTTGAAAGCATCGCTTCTTGTACAAAGCTTCTAAGGACACAGTCTGTTCTGTAATCTAGAATTTCTTCTTTTGCTTTCATACATCCACCTTCGACATGGCATTCTTTATCATGTCTTTATAAATATCTTCTTGTTGCCAGTCTTTCTGTGCACTCTCACTTAGAGTATGTAGAGGATCAAAGTACAAAAACTTTTTACCAGGCTTGACAGAAGGTGCAGTCCATACACTTATTCCACTGCTTCTATCATACCATTCATATGAGTGCGCGCAACGTTTTCCTCCGCCACCTGGGGCATCAACAACAAATGTAGGCGTATTAAAACCAGAAGTCACTCCTCTAACACTTTTTTCTACATCAAGTGCAGTCTGCAAAGATGTACGCATATCTTCAGTTCCTGCTGTTAAGTCATGAACATAAACATAATAAGGCTGAATATTGATGTAACTTAATTTTTTTACCAGTGGGATCATGCTTTCAGCTGAGTCATTTACATGATTTTGAAACACGGACTGGTTTCTAACTTTGACACCTCTAGAGAATAAAATGTTCATGGCTTCTTGCGTGATGCCTGTGATTTCATTCGAGTGGTTGAAGTGTGTATGGATACACACCTCCTTGTGTTGCTTTCTTGCCTTGCTCGATATCCTACAAACCGCATCAGTCCATGCTGCATCAGTTAATATCTTCATTGGCATGATCGCAAGTCCTTTCGTGGCAAACCGAAAACGCCTAATGTGATCGATTTTTAGCAGCTCTTCACCGATTTCTCTTACTTGTGATGCCTTGAGTCGATATGAGTCTCCACCAGATATCACTACATCCTGAATCTGATCGTTTTGTTTTAAGTACTCAAACATATAGTTCCATCGATCCTTGGTTGCCTTGATGGAAATCTTCGCGGCTGTGTCTGTATCGCCACCTACAGCGTAGGCTCGTGTACAGTATCTGCAATAAACTGGGCACGTGTCCAGAGCAAGAAACAATACTTTGTCTTCGTATCGATGTGTCAGACCTTTCACAGGGGAATCTGCCTGTTCACCTAAGCTATCGAATCGCAACATAGGATGGTTAGGTTGGAGATGAGAAGCAAGTGTCAGGAATTGTCTTCTAATAGGACAGTTGACAGGATCTTTCCAGTCCATCAATGAAAGCAGATAAGGAGTTATTCTAGTCGTCATTGGAGCTTTTTTAAAACCGGACTTCGCATCTTCTAAAAACTCATCGCTTACTAGATCCTGAATTGTATTTAGAAGTTTTTTGTGATTTGTGATGGCATTCTTTTCTTGCCATTTGTGATCAATAAAAGTCTGATAGTCTACATCTTTCCAAATAGGAATAGACTTCCAGAATTCGTCTTCTCTAAATGTTGTGTACTCTTTCATCACAAATTCCTATCGGGTCGCCTGGGAACACCCTTTGCTTTGCGTTATCATTAACTATGATTTCCACACATAGCGGAAATGCAACAATTACTTGAGAGCCAAAATAGAAAAAACCTAGCTGTGTCATTTTATCAACATGGTCACCAGCCTCAACATGAGAAAGAAATGTTTGTACACTCCACTCGCCTATGCACACGACTTTTACATCACCGAAGCCTGTACCGATCGTGATGATAACCATTGCCTCAGACCCTGGAAAAAACTCATCCTTTTCTAATCCCGACACCTCTTTTACTTGACCATTCACAGGACTATGCACATGGTGATAGTCTGTCTTTTTTAGTGATATCTGAATCAGTCTATCACTGCTCAAAAGATCTAGTAAATCTTCTGACATTATTACAGACTTTTTAAGAGTCATCTCTCCGCTAGGGACAAATTTTCTTACTGTTCCTTGCACTGGGGATGACATGTCACATAAGGCTGCTTTTTTAAGACATATGTCGAGTGTCTCATCGGAAAGCTCTCTTAAAAACCAGTCCTCAAATGTGCTATATTGCGTAGGGACAAAAGCATGTCTATCAAAGTCATAGTCCAGCTCTTTGTTCATAACATCTGCTAGAAAGTCAATATTAATGTCAGGCTCCGGAGCCCCATAGAGCCGGTTTGCTTTAATAGCTTGGAATACCTGCTCCCACGGATTACCTTCCGCATGGTGGTCATCTAACATATCTCTTACAGACTCTTTTAAATCCCATGGTCCGGCCTGACCGCTTTTCAAGCAGTTGACCATGGTCTCTTCAGCAGTATACTCATCATGAATCTCTGGTTGGAACATGTCGTAATACGTTTCTCTGTCAATCCCGTCTGGTTTTGTGTTGTGGGTCTGCCAGTCAAATATCATATCACCTTTTTCAACCCAGGCGTGCATGACTGATTCGCCTGAAAATTTGTCTGTTATTCTTCCGTGTGCCACCTTGAACCTGGTTAGGTCTGAGAATTCTTCTTGAGAAGAACCCTTGGCCATCTTGACAGCATGCGGATAACATTGACCTATCGCAGTCTCAATCAGCAGGCCTCTTATGTACTCGCGGAGTAGGTTCATCTGCCCAATGCCCCCGCCACTGCCATATCAATCTCATCGGCACCACCCTTTGAAAAAATGTACTTGTATCGAGGGTAGAACTTGCCATCAATATAATCCCTGACTGCATCATGACCCTGCTTGCCGATCGACAGAGGAATAACGTACATAGTACCCTCTTCCTCTTCATCATATGGCGCGCTCGTCCACTCAACCTCTACAGTCATCGTAGGCGTCTCTTCCGGTAAACCAGTCATCCGATTAATTTCTTCTTTGATAATTTTTCTTAATTGTCGTTTTGTAATTTTCATGTTATCACCAGTTTACCTGAAGCTTCAAGTGCATTCATTGTTGAGGGTGTCTTAGTGTATCTTTTGCTGAGAGGAGACTCTTGAAAGTCGACGACCTTTGGCATACCTGCGCTGCTTCGTCCTATAGTGGCTGAACCCTGTTCACAGTTATCTTCTTCTTCCGGTGTTATCGTGTTCCTTAAATCGTCAAGTTGAACGCCTTGCACGTCACCTCGATTTGATAGATAATAGTCCCAAACGCCTCTTGCGGATGGTGAGACGTGTGATCGATCGGAAACTAGACCTCCACCATTTTGAGTCGCCCATTCCATCGCGACATCATACAGCATTGGGCCCCAGCCCTGGGAGGCGCGTGATAACACAACTTCGTAGGCTCCACCGCAAGGATGGTCAGGTTTCATAATGGCAACCTTTCCGCCAGGTGTCCTAGACGCTTCCGGTCGTTTGAATCCAGGCTCCTTATAAGCATAACGAAACTTGGCATGGTCGCCTTGTTCTATGATCTCCACGAATACACCTTCAGGCAGATCAGCAGGCCCTCTAGCAGCCTCGGTCAGCAGTTCTCTTATGTACTCGCGAAGAAGGTTCATCGCCCCGCTAGCTCCTTCGCCTGCTCCAGCGTTTTAATGTTCCACCCTTCGGGGTTTAGATCGTACTTCGGGTGGAGGCCTTGCATTATCAAGCTGAGCCAATACTCCCACAGCTCATCAGATTTTTCCTGAAGCTGGTTGCGTGATATGCGGATTGGTATCATCTCATCCAGCAAAGTTGCAGACTTGGCTCTGTGGTGGCCATCTGAAAACATGAGAGATCCATCAGCATAAACTCGGACATCCAGAGGTTCCTTTATTCCACCGGCAAAATATTTTTCGGCCCATGCGAGCTGTTCTTTCTTAGGCAGTTTGCGAAAGTTTTGCCAGAACCACTCTGTCCTATATTCGCCGGTGTCCGTGCCTAAAATCTTAGCAGGCACCACCAGTTGCTGGTCGGCTGTTTCAAGCAATAGAGACCTTATGTACTCGCGTAGTATGTTCATTAAAACCCCACAGATTCGCCACATCCACATGCGGATTTTGCCATTGGAGAATTGAATTCAAAACCAGAAGACATCATTGTTTCTTTGTAGTCAATTTCCGTACCAACTAAAAACAAATACGATTTCTTATCAACTAACACACGAAGGCCGTCACTCTCAATAGTCTTATAAATACTCTCATCTTTCGGTGGTGCTACAAAGTCTACTTGATATTTGAACCCGGAACAACCGCCACCTTGAAGACCTACACTCATAACCCAGTCATCTGGAGCGTCCATCTTTTCTTTAAAAAATTTTGCCTTCGCGACGGCTCTATCTGTTATGGTTATCATTAGCGCTACTCTCCAAATTCGTGCCCGCTAGCGGACATATGCGGACCGTCGTGTGACTTATTTTTTACACAGACGTTATATCTACAAGAGCTGTTCTTATTAATTTTTTGGCACCTAGTCTTAGGAAACCAACTCACCCACCCCACAGCAAAAAGCAAACCTATAAAAATCATAGCAAACGATATTAAGATAGTGACAATAATATTCATTATCTACTCCTCGCTAGTTGGGGCGCAGCAGCACTGGCTACATCTGCAAGATCTCTTACAGCTTCGAGTTCTTTGGGGCGGTATCCTTTCCGAGTTGGACCATCGGTATAATATACAAAAAGAGATGAAAGGAGTGTTGACAGAGACGTGCCTTCTCCAAGACCAAAACGATCTCGATGCACGATGTTATCAGACTGTGATGGCGCATAAATAGATTTTAAGAGCCGAAGACTCTGCGTGTCCAGCGCGGCAACTGTGTCGGAGCGTCGCTTCCAAATCTTACGAGCCTCGTCTGACTCTGGGTCCATCCCCGTGTTAAAGTCTTGGGCGTCTTTTTGTTCCCACTCTGCTAAGAATTTCGCCACCCACGCTTGCATTTCTCTCATAGCTTGAATGCGGGGATGGTCTAGCCCTATGGAATCAGCTAACGCTATGGCTTGCTTCATATCACCCGGAAAGATCTTCATAATCTTATTGACATACATGTCATCTTCTTCGACACTTTCTTTTAGTCTTCGGCGCGCGAGATCTTCTTCGGCTTGCTGTTCTGTTCCGTCAATCATGCGTAGGTAGTCGTCTTCAGTTATACCAACCTTGGACAAAACTTCCTGCTTGGCGTCTAGGTATCTTTGCGCATGAACCTTGGGGTCGATTGCCCATCCCTCCCCGTCACCGACAATTTCTTGGATCCAGTTGCCAATGTCTATAGAGTTCCACGGCAAATCACGAGGTTCCATACCAAGCGAACCGGCTAAGGCGATCGCATGTTCAAATTGATCTGCATCAAGAAGCTTTCTAAACTTGTCATCATACTCGGATGTCTCGACTAGCATGCCTCTTATATAGTTTCTTAAAGCACTTTCTTTCATAGCAGACTTCTGAAGCCTGATCTCTACAGGGTTGGTGCCGAATCCGTCAAACGCGCTTGTTATCTTATACCCTAGAGACTCGATACCCTCTACCTCTTTTGGAAATTGCTTAGCAAACTCTTCGACACCCATGACCGCCTTTTCAGGTTTGAGTCCGGTATCGAATATTAATTCTTCGGTGCCTTCTTCTTGGTAGCTTTCGTCGAAGTACTTAAACTCTCCGCCCATAGCCTTGATGAGATCGATGAGTGGGCCGTGGTCCACCTGCATTTTCTCTTCAGCTTGTTTCCTTGCACGCTCGAGGCCTCGGTGTTCGACCTCGAAGATGTTGAACATTGCCACCTTTCCTTTGAGCGGGTCAAGCACTGTATCAAACATGTCCTTGAACTTCTTTTCATATTGCTGCGCTCGTTGATCGTGTTTAGAGCCCGGACTTAAGTCAATGATATCACCGTTTTTCATGCTAAGCTGTTCTGGAACACCAAGGACTAAGTTACCATCGTTCTTAAGATAGTCAGCAAATATATCGCCGAATAGATCGAATTCGCCGCTGGGTAGCTTAACACCTGGGAACATTTCGCTCAATAAGACGTC